AATTGTACCAGTTAGTCCGGTGGCACCAGTAGAACCAATTGTACCAGTTAAGCCAGTTGCACCAGTTGCGCCAGTAGAACCAGTTGCGCCAGTTGCGCCAGTAGAACCAATTGTACCAGTTGCACCAGTAGAACCAATTGTACCAGTTAGTCCGGTGGCACCAGTAGAACCAATTGTACCAGTTAAGCCAGTTGCACCAGTAGAACCAATTGTACCAGTTGCTCCAATAATAGCTATAGATGAAATTCCTGTTACCCATTGGTAAGAATCTCCATCATAATAATAAACATAAAGATTTCCGTTATTTGAATTCCACCACAAGTCGCCTATTGAAGGAGATGATGGAGGAGTTGCTTGAATTAGTGCATTTGATTTTAGTCCAGTTGCTCCAGTAGATCCAATTGTACCAGTTAGTCCAGTTGCTCCTGTAGAACCAGGAATACCAATTGGACCAGTTAAACCGGTTGCTCCTGTTATGCCGGTTGCACCTTGGATGCCAGTTGCTCCAACATTACCTGCAAGTCCAGTTATTCCAGTTGCGCCAGTTGATCCAGAAAGACCGGTCGCCCCTAATCCAGTTGCACCAGTAGAACCAATTGTTCCAGTTAAGCCAGTGGCACCAGTAGAACCAATTGTTCCAGTTAAGCCAGTGGCACCAGTAGAACCAATTGTTCCAGTTAAGCCAGTTGCTCCAGTAGAACCAATTGTTCCAGTTAGTCCGGTTGCTCCAGTAGAACCAATTGTTCCAGTTAGTCCGGTGGCACCAGTAGAACCAATTGTTCCAGTTAAGCCAGTGGCACCAGTAGAACCAATTGTTCCAGTTGCTCCAATATTTCCAGTTAAGCCAGTGGCGCCAGTAGACCCAGTAAGTCCAGTTGCTCCAATATTACCAGTTAAGCCAGTGGCGCCATTGGCGCCAATGGCGCCAGTAGACCCAGTAAGTCCAGTTGAACCAGTTGCTCCAGTTGCTCCAGTTGCTCCAGTATCACCTGATCCGGTTGCTCCAATATTACCAGTTGCTCCAGTAGATCCTATTGTTCCAGTTAGTCCGGTTGCTCCATCAATACCAGTTGCCCCAGTAAAACCAGTTGCACCTGTGAGTCCTACAGTAGATATAGCTGTAATCCAATAAGAAGAATCTCCATCATAATAATAAACATAAAGATTTCCATCAAATGAATTCCACCATAAGTCACCTTCAATAGGCGAATCAGGTGGAGTTGGTTGTGTTATTGCATTCGGTTGCGGCCCAGTAGATCCAGTAGATCCAATTGTTCCAGTAGCACCAGTTGCTCCAATATTACCAGTTAAGCCAGTGACACCAGTAGACCCAGTAAGTCCAGTTGCTCCTAATCCAGTTGCTCCTGTAGCACCTGTTGAACCAATTGTACCAGTAGACCCAGTAAGTCCTGTTGCTCCAGTAATTCCAGTTGATCCTGTTGCTCCAACATTACCAGGAAGTCCAGTAATTCCAGTTGATCCTGTTGCTCCTTTAGATCCAGTAAGTCCTGTCGCCCCTGTTGAACCAATAGTTCCTGTAGGTCCCGTTGATCCAGTTGAGCCAATATAACCAGTTGAGCCAATATATCCAGTAGATCCAGTGGATCCAATAGTTCCTGTGGGTCCTGTTGCTCCAATTGATCCAGTGGATCCAATAGTTCCAGTAGCTCCAGTAGAACCAATAGTTCCTGTGGGTCCTGTTGCTCCTGATGATCCAATGTACCCAGTTGATCCAGTAAGTCCTGTTGCTCCTGATGATCCAATGTAACCAGTAATACCTGATGCGCCAGTAGCTCCTACTCCAGTGGCTCCTGTTGAACCTATATGTCCTATAATACCCGAAGAGCCTGTAGCACCTATTCCAGTTGCACCAATATTTCCAGTTACTCCTGTAAGTCCTGTAGATCCAGTAAGTCCTGTTGTACCAGTTAGTCCAGTTGTACCAGTTAGTCCAGTTGCTCCAGTAGATCCTATTGTTCCAGTTGAACCAATATATCCAGTAGATCCAGTAAGTCCAGTTGAACCAGTTGATCCTGTTTTTCCAGTTGCACCAACTGTGCCAGTTGCTCCAATAGTACCTGTAGCTCCACGGAATCCAGTTGCTCCACTTAATCCTATTGGGCCAGTAGCTCCAGTAAATGAATTTAAACCAGTTAATTGTTGCCATCCACCAAAATAATATACATTTAGTTGAGCATTTACTGTATCATACCATAAACTTCCATCTACTATTGTTGCTGGAGTAGATGAATCTATAATTACTGGTATTGATGATATTGCTGCTTCAGTTCCAGCAACTATAATATCAATCCCTTGTGTGAAATTTAATGTTTGTACTGAAGCAATTGGTGTACCATTTTGTGCTACTGTTATTGAACCACTACCACCACCAATCCCAATTGGTAAACCACCAGGAGTAGCTCCGTCACTGAGTCGTAACTCGCCGGTAACAACATCGAAGAATAAATTACCGATCTCACCAATAAATAAATTAGTGGATTCTTGTACTAAACCAGCTTTTATTTTTCGTAGGTTTCCCATTATTATATATTCTTAAATGGTTCACAATTTGATTTACATTTTTCTAAACCGTGTGTATATTTTTTAGCTATATTAGACCATGTTTCTTGTAGTTGCGTTTGTTTTCCTTCAGATATCATGTTATCAAATATTAAATGCCCACATTTTTTACACATTTCCATCATTGGTTCTTTCGCAGCTATAATAGTTGGAGTATTAACACTTTGTTTTAATGCATCTAACTGTTGTTGCAATGGCGGAGCCCATTTGGCATCTCCATTTTCAATATCTTGAATAGTTTGTTCTTCTGATTCGGGTTCTTTTGCAATAACTTGGGTAACTACAGGAGGAATTTGTGGCTGTTGAGAAACTCCTAACTGTCTAGAGAAAGTTCCTCTGAGATCTAATTCGTCTTCAGCTGTCTCAAATTCACCATGTATTATAACTTCAAATTCTTTAAATCGCATACAACTATTTATGCCAAAGGCCAATCGGACAACTCGCAGAAATTAATTTTGCTTTATATTCCATAAAACAACCACATTTAATACAACGTTTTTCAACTAAAAACTCACATTGGTTGCATACTTTGAGTCTATTGGTTAAATCTTCAAATGGAGTAAAAACCTGACCAGTTGTAACTGCTGTTTTAACAGTATCTACAGCTTGACTTACTACATTTTTTGCTAGTTGAGTTATAGAAGGCATTTGTATATTCAAATAGAAATCATCAATTAGTGTTTGCTTATCTACTTTCTTAACATATGTTTTGTTGTTCTTCTCAAAAAAGTAAACCCAACTTTCATCAACGGGTTCATCAGAACTGATTACAAAAAACGGTATTCTTTCTTTTGTAGTTAGATCAAATAGTTTACTATCAGATTGTTTATTAAATACACCACTTTGTTTCATAAGAACCATAGTTAAATTATTATCTTCTATGCTCTTTACTATCTGATTAAATCTTTCTATATTCATCATGATAAAAAATTAATCCATTTATCAATAAATTTTGTCCATTTATAATTATCCATCGCATATTCTTGAATCTGTTTGCAGTGTTTGAAATAATCATGTGGATAACTTTTGAAGAAATTTAATTGTTGTCTGCATTCAGTAACAAATGCATTAGCTTCTACTGGAACACATATTCCTCCACTAACAAGATAATTGTCTGCATAATAACCAACTGGAGTTCCAATTGTTAATCTGCCAGCTGCTGCTGCTTCCATCATTGGCAGTCCAGCGCCTTCTTCAACCGACGACATAACTACACAATCAACAGATCTGTAAAAACTAGGCATTGTTAAGTAGTGAAACTTTTTATTATTTTTATATAATAAACCAGCTTCGCGTGCTGCTTGTTCTGTCAATCTACCACGTTTAATTTCTTCGCCAGCAAAATTATATGATTCATATGCTCCAGCTGTTGCAACTACATTAAGTTGATTTGAAATTTTTGAATAAAATCTATCTGTATTAATACCAAATGGTATAACAGATGGAACACGCTCAATACCAAATTCTATAGATTTCGCCTTTAGAATATTTGATACAACTCCGTACCCACCTAACTTACTATAAAAATCTTTGCCAATTACTTTATTTGCTAATAATAAGTCCCATTGCCCATGACCTACTGCATATATCTTTTCAAATGGAACATTATACGACATCAATGGACCAACTCCATCTGTTGTAGTTAAGAATATATCAGTATTATCAATCATCATATTAAATTCGTCGGCTTGATAAGAGATCGACCAATCTAATACTTCACAATCAAATCCATGTTGAAATAGCATTTGCATTAATCCATAATGAATGGTTCCAAATGCCCACATTCTGTTTATAAAAAATATTGCTCTTTTCATCTTAATAAGATCCTATTATCACCATTGATTACTAAATTAAAAAAGTTGAACTCTTTTATTAACTCGTCTAAAATTTTTGTATTCCCAAAAGATTCAATATACTCAAATTCAACAGTTTTGATATTTAACTTATCAACTATTGGTAATAATTGCTTTAAGATTATATGATCGTTACCTTCAATATCAATCTTGATATTATCAATTTCAGTTACTGAATATATATCAAATAATTTTTCTAAGGTAATAACCGGAACCCAAATTTTTTCTTGTTGTACATAAGGAAATTGAGTTAGTAATGTTGGGTGTGGTCTTCCAAATGAATTACATCCTCTGACCCAAACAGGTAAACCATATGACATAGCCACTTGTTCAGATATATGATAGATGTAATCGTACCCAACATAATCTGATATCGCAAATGGGCATTTAATAGCATTTGACAAATCAGGTAAATTTTTCAAATAGTAAAATAATGGTTCTACTAATAATATATTTTCGTTTGATTGTAAGTTAGTTAAGTGTGTATCAAAATCACATGTTCCAATATCTACGTAATTAAATTTCATATGTCCTTATTCAAATCTTGAATATTTATTTAGCCAATTTAAGTTAGTGCGTTCTGGATGTTCTTCGTACCATCCCTTACCATTATATACGTCGTGTACCATGGTGAAATATTCGTCATACATTTCACCAATTCGATCCATTGAGTAATTATCCATTGCAAAGTTACGGCAATTGATTGGCTTAATGTTACCAATATTATTTGCGGCCCAACAAAATTGTTCAAATGTTCTGCATCTATACCCAGTTTGTCCTTGAACGTTATACTCAGGGAATACTCCCCAGTCACTTGTAATAATAGGAGTACCACTAAACATTGATTCTACTGCTGCACCACCAAATGGCTCATTATACATTGAGATAAGAAAAAATCCTTTTGCTTTTGACATTAATTCTTTTCTTTTATCTATATCAGCATATCCAATATGTTCTACTTGCCCAGGAATTGCGTGATATCCAAAATCACTAAGTTGTCCTTGACCAGCAAGAATAATCTTTGCACCAATCTTTTGGCAAATTTGAATTGCTACATCAGCACCTTTACCTGGATAAACTCTACCAAGAAATAGAAAGTAATCGTCTTTTTTGTCTGAGTAAGTAAAATCATTGGGATCAAAGTAATTTGGAATTACAACATGATACCAACTTTCTTTGCAAGTTCCAACAGCTTCAGCTCCACCAATAGCTGATCGGATAGCATACGATTCATAAATACGCCATTGGGCAAAGTGTCCATGAGCATAACCAATGCCAGGTTCAACTACAATCATATCCGAATGTGCATCACAAACTGGTTTATGTCCTGCTCCCCAAAACGGAAGTAAGAAATCATTTTTTTGTTTTCTTTTTCCAATCTCTCTAATTGCATTTTTGTAAAATTCTTGATAAACATGATCATTCATATCAAATTTAAAAAATTGATCTTTACTTCTAAAGTTTGGACCGTATGATTTTTCAAGATCTGCTATTGTTGTTACAGTAACATGTTCATCACATTCTACTGTTGATCCTTCACAGCCATAATGAATTACAGTGTGACCAAGTGCTCTCATCATTTTACAAAACTTAAAATTTTTTGCGGTGTAAGCGCAATGTGAAAAATCTTTATTGGTAATTGTATGTGGAATACCCAAACAGTGAAATGTAAATTTTTGTTTCATACAATTACTTAGTACAAAAAATAATGCTTTATAAATTTTATAAAGTTGTATTATGCAACTTGATTAATTGTAACTATAACAGCTGGTGCTTCGGGTATTGTTGGATTTGTTCCTGCTGCTGAATGTAATATTGTCATACCAGTATCAGTGGAATTCCAATATAGTTCTACATACTCATTTGCTAATAATGGAATCATAAAATTCCAAGCCGCAAAACTATTAGTTGAATTACCAGGTACTGTAATAACAGTATTAGATGCAAGAACATTAACTCCACCTTTACTTAACCAAATACTAATAGGACTATTAATACTTGTAGTAAATAGCTGGAAAGAAAATTGTAAATTATAAATTCCATTGCTTAACACTTTTATATGTGATGTACTTTCAATTGTAACCCCAGACCGAATAAGCGATGAATCTAATGTAACAACATTGGCACCAGTTGCACCAGCCATATTTGTTTGCGTTGCTAATCCGATATACGATCCATAATTAGCAGCTAATGGTCCTGTTGATCCAGTAATACCTGTTGCTCCAGCTGGTCCGGTTGCACCGGGTCCAGTTGCTCCAAAAAGTCCAGTTGCTCCAAAAAGTCCAGTTGCTCCAAAAAGTCCAGTTGCTCCTATTGGACCTGTAGAACCAATTGGACCTGTAGAACCAAATATACCTGTTGCCCCAGTCGATCCAGTAATACCTGTTGCTCCAGCGCCTGTAGCTCCAACATTACCAGTTAATCCAGTTAAGCCAGTAGCTCCAGTAGCTCCAGAACCAGTAGCACCCTTTAATCCAATAGCTCCAGTTGATCCAGTAATACCTGTTGCTCCAGAACCAGTAGATCCAGTAAGTCCAGTAGAACCAGTAAGTCCAGTAGATCCAGTAATACCTGTTGCTCCAGAACCAGTAGCTCCAGTAATACCTGTAGCTCCTCGGTTGCCAGTAGCACCTTCAGTACCAGTTGCACCAATTGGACCTGTAGCTCCAACATTACCAGTTAATCCAGTTAAGCCAGTAGCTCCAGTAGCTCCAGAACCAGTAGCACCCTTTAATCCAATAGCTCCAGTTGATCCAGTGATACCCGTTGCTCCAGAACCAGTTGCACCAATTAAACCAGTAGAGCCAGTTAAACCAATTATTCCAGTAGAGCCAATTAAACCAATTATCCCAGTTGATCCAGCATTTCCAATAACACCAGTTGCACCCGAGAAACCTGTAGATCCAACACCTGTAGCTCCTACGTTACCAGTTAAACCAGTTAATCCAGTAGCTCCAATACCAGTTGCGCCGATGCCTGTTGCTCCAGGTAATCCTATTGGACCAGTTGCTCCAGTAGCTCCAGCGCCAGTTGCACCATCTAGTCCAATTGATCCAATAGCTCCAGTTAATCCAGTTGCTCCGATGCCTGTTGCTCCAGGTAATCCTATTGGACCAGTTGAGCCAGTTAAACCCAATGGACCAGTTGCTCCATCAAACCCTGTTGCACCAGAACCAGTTGCTCCGGTTAGTCCGATAGATCCAGTTGCTCCAGTTGAACCAGTTAAACCAGTAGCTCCAGCGCCGGTTGCTCCAGGTAATCCTATTGGCCCAGTTGAGCCAGTTAAACCCAATGGCCCAGTTGAGCCAACAAATCCCGCTGCGGCATTTCCGCCAACAGTAACACCATCATGTATTCGTATCTGCCAATTATCTGTATCTACTGATAACTCACGTTCTGCTCCAGTAAAAGCATTATTTTGTGCATTTGTACCACCACGTATTTGTAATCTCTTAGCCATTTATAATGCTCCTAGGTCTCTAATTTCATCTTCAAGTTCTGGAATGCTACCAAGATCTAAATTATCACTTAAATCATATACATCACCAGGTACTCTATAACCTAATGACAAGTAAGATGGAATTGCGATTTGATAGTTGTCATCAGCAAATGCAGGAATATCATTCCCACCACTTGAATATTTTATTAAGATATAGTAATTGCCAATTTCTTGAGGATTGAGGATATATGCTGGTATGGTAAGTTTGGCTTCGCCTAATAGAGCCGATGTAGTAACTAAAGTAAATGATCCTACGAAATCTTGTTGTGGTGACTTTACTAACTCAGCATAAAAAGTTAAAGTAGTAATATCAACAACTTTTTGATCTGAATTCTTAATAAGTACTTTTATTACATTATCGATCCCTTTGAATAAATTTATAGGTTTTGTATACACAATTCTGTCCTCGATATTTAAAGTATTGTCATCAGCGATTTGCAAATTTAAAATTTGATCGTAGACAAAAATTCTTATTGTTTCCATACAATTATTTATCAAGAACCAAATTTTTGTATAGCTGAAATTTTCAATAAATAATAGCAATGAACAATACATCAGTTGTTTTCGAACAATTATTGAACAAATATCCGTTCATAACAATTCTCAGTTATGGTGATTCAGAATTTATAGGAATTATACAAAATCAAGATTCATTTGTTACTAGCTTATATAATTTTGGAGATATTAAGAATGTCGAGGAGCGAAAACTATTTTTAAAACTAGGAGATTCATGGTATTGGGAGAGTAATAGAAAGATCCCAATTAACATATTCTTAGGAAAAGAATGGGATATATTTAGGCGTTATATAAAAGTATTCAACACCAAAGATACTATTATTATGCATGGTCCCATTATAAGTTTAGCAGAACTAGCAAAAACTAAAAGTAAACGTAGATCAATTATTCTAATGAAGCGGCCCACTTAGTAGTACCATTTGTACTCCAATAAGAGTCGCATAAGAAATAGCATGAGGCTTTTTGAACCCGTAAGTTCCATCAACTGACTTATCCCACACAGTTTTTCTAACTTCACCCCACGGTAAACCTATTAAATGTTTTTTTGCTGGTCGAATAATAGCTAAAAACATAGCCATTTTTTCAATTGAATCAATTGGTTCTTTTAACTTCTTTATAAGATTGAAATAATTATTGATATGAATAATCTGCTTAACAAATTCTTCATCAGCTAATTTACGCCACGGTGGTTCAATTTCTATTAGCTTATCTAATTCCTCATTACTATTAATCATTGAATAAACATGATTATTTAAAAAGTCTAGTTTTATGTAACCTAACTCTTCAGCTTTTTTATATTCAAAACTACTAATACCAAGTATTTCATCTTGCGGTATTAATGTAACATATATTCCAGAATTATGACGCACTAGTTCTTTGTTTGTATATTGACTAGCAGGTGTGTGCTCAAGAAATTTCAATGCCTCATTTCTATCAGCAAAATCTAAATCTATGTCACTAGATATTTTTTTCATTTTAATAATTCTTGAACTGCATATATTGAATCACATTCAATTGACAGTATGAGACATACTCCTGCTACAACACCCACAACCAATAACATGTCTGTAAATATACTTACAAGTTTATATATACGATTCATATTACTTGCCACCTTGTTTTAACAGATAATACACATATGCCTTTTGCAATAAATCTAACATTGTTGAATCAGTTTGGGCCAATTCTTGCATGTCGTGAAAATCAGCTGTACACATATTTGTTATTTGATCTTTTCGAAAAAAAGATAGTTTATATTGTTTGATTTCACTCATAAATGTAATTCATTGAGCATTGATTTTACTGATTCAAATTCAGGATTAGCATCCATCTTTCTATTCCAAATTTCTGGATCGATCCACTTATAAATAGATTGAAGCTGTTCAGGTAACAACGTATCTAACCAATTAACACCTGTATCACTTCCAAATAATATCCAACCTGTTATTTTTGCTTTTACAATTTCGCTAATTATTTTAGCATCAGATGCTTTTGTAAAATATTCATTCAAATTATTGTTTGTTTCTTCTGACCACTCTGTTAATGTTTCAATATTTCGAGACACAGCATCCCAAATTGGTTCTGATCTTGTCCAGTTAATTAAAAAAATTTCATACACAGCATCATTGGACCAATTGTCTAATTTGTACTTATTTTTTATAACAAATTTGATGTACTCATTTACATTTACACATCTTGTTTCAATCATGTATCGTGCAAATTTAATAAATGAAATGTAAAAGTTACTGTCAGCAAATTCTTCCCAGGTTTTTTCTTTGCCAGTATGATATGTTTCATAAAACTGTTGAAAAGCATATAATGCTAACTTAGTTGTAACAGTATTTCTATCTAAGAATCGTCTACGTCCTTCACATGTATGTGCACCTAAAGTAGATTCACGTTTGAATTCTTTTTTACAAAAATCACACTTATTCATTTTCATCACCAAAGTCAAGTAACCATTCGTCAATATCTTTTTCAGTGTTAATAGCTACAAAGTGTTCTATATCGGCCATTTTCCAAGATGGTAATTTTTCAGCTACCAATTTTACATACTTACTTTTGACAATTTTCTTTCCACTATTAAACCAATAATGTCTTTTAACACCCATACCTGGACTCACTGTTGTACACATTAACCATTGTAATTCTGCATGTTTATTGATTCCTGGAGCGAAGAAATTCTTATTGACATTTTCATTTGTTGCAAGTAAGTAATATGTTTGTAGATCAACTGGACCTTCACACGAAGCTGAATATCTCATCATTAGATAAGGAGAAAATTTCTTCTTTTGATCATCAGTTAAGTTCAGTCTGAATGATCTATCTTTAACGTCTAAGGCACGTAATTGTGATGAAAGAGATATTTCATTCTCAACTTTTTTAACTTGTTTTTTCATAATCTCTTTTAATAATTTCTAATAAGCTTTCTGCGTATTCATTAGTTTTATAATTGATACCACTTTCTGGATATTCAAGTTCTATTGATCTTCTATAAACTGTTATAAGCCATCTAAATTTACTTTTTGCATTGTGGTTTAATCCATACCAGTTGATATCAGTGGGAATCCACAAAAATTTATTTTCCCATCTTCCATATAATACTTTACTTTCTGTCACAATACCTTTAAATCCACAAAAATATTTTCTATTAGTTGGCATCTCTTTCAATGATATCTAATATAGATTCAGCATATTCATACCTAAAGAAAGCCAACCCATCAATATGTTCTGATCTAACCCATCTCCTAAATACTTTTCTAAGCCATATAAATCTTAGATTGAATATGTTTATTTTTCTTTGCTTGTGATTTGGAAAACAAGTTGGGAACCACAAAAATACTTCTTCCCACTTTCCACATACTTTACCATGAAGAGGACTAAATTCACATGAACTCATTTAATTTATAGAATCTCTCTTTATAATATCAAGAATATTGTCTGTATATTCCCAAAATTTAGCTACATTGCCATCTTCGTAGATTAATATAATTTCTCTCCTATAAACTGTTGTGAGCCATTTATATTTGGGAACATGCTTTGAAACTATGTTTAATATTTGTCCAGAAATTACAGGAATATTGTGCCATTGTATATCTGTTGGAAACCATAAGAACTTTTTTTGATAATTATTATATTTAATTTGAAGTGGTCTGGTTTCCATCTGTTCTAATCTTTTGATAATATTTATACTACCAGGCTTTGGCATACTTAACAATCTCGTTATTTCTTGAAATATCTTTCACAAAATAAACACATTGTGATTTATCTTTATCAGTTAACGGCACACACAAAATTTGACCATTCCTTAACTTTGGAAAAAACCATCTCGAATCAGTAAAGACATCAACAATCTCAATAGGTAAAAATTCTGGCCTGTAGCTGCTAAGTGGATTTATAGCAAACGCTTTGAAACCCCTATCATTAATGCTAGTCAAAGGCACAACTTCTAATTCACCATGATCAGGTTCACCAATCAAAATTTGCCAATCTAGTGGAGCTACCACTGTATATTTTCCGAGTTTAAGAACCAAAGCAGGTGTCATAAAACTCTCTAAAAAGATTAGTGGGACAAAAAAATAATCACATTCATTTGGGTCACTATTGTCAAGTACGCAGAAGCGTAAATCATCTACATCTTCTGGTAAGGCATCTATGTTAATTGATTTATTTTCGTTAGTAAGAATTCTCATGTATAATTAAGTATAACACTATTCCTTTGTTAAATCAAACTCTTTATATTCGCATTCATATTTCCATGTGGCTGCGAATCCATTATATCTTGCGACTCTCACTTTTCTCCTGTACACATATTCTAACCACACTGTTTTTCCAGTGTAGTTGTCTAATTCACAGTAACACGGATACCATGCAAAATATTTGTGCCAGTTTTCATAATACTTATTGTCGCCTATTTCTGATCTTGTATTATATTTCATATTTCACTTCCAAGTAACTTTATCTACAGTGAACGGATATTCTGCTTCCTTGTAATATGTTTTTCGTTTAGTTAAATGCCGTTTTGAATACTTACAAGTTGATGATACATCATAAATATTCACAAAGTCTTTATCGAAACCTTTTCGCAAACCTCTTCCAATACTTTGAATAGTTTTAGTGAAACTTTTTCCAGCTTCTAATAAAACCAAGTTATTAAGCCTAACAATAGAAATACCAACTGCTGCTATTTGGTAAGTTGCTATCAATGTTTTATTATCTATTACTTCAATTGAATCATATTCTACTTTACGTTTTGAAACTTTATCTCGCCCACTTAAAAATACAGAATTAGGAATTAGCGATTCTAATAATTCTCCAGTTTCAATTCGATCAACTAAAACTAATGTATTTCCGGTTTTTGAAATTTGTTCAATTAAACCCGAGATGTAAGTTAATCTATCAGTATCTCCAACTAGATATTTTAATTCATTTTGATAATTTTGATAATCACCATAGTCAACTAATTGCTTAATATGAACATGACAATTACTTAATACACCTTGTTCTTGTAGTTCTGATGCAGCAATAGTTCCTACCAACGGACCAATGCTACACAATAAACACCACCAATCGTGATCATCTTTTGGAATTGTTCCAGTTAATCCCCATCTAATAGGTACATTAGCGAAAACTCCAGTAAATAACTCAATTTGCACATTAGCTTTCGATAAATGGCACTCATCTCCAATTACTGCAACAACATCTTTAAGCATGTCATCAATTGAAATACCTTCTAACAATTCTTCTTCTACTGGTCGATTTTTCTTCTTCTTCAATAATACGTTTAAAGATTGCCAAGTACAAATTGTATGAGTATGACCAAACTCTTTTCTATCTCCAAACCAAACCCCTACATCAAGCTTGCATAATTTATAATCACGTTCAGTTTGAGTTACCAAACTTTTATTAGGAACAATTACAATTGTTCGCCCATATTTTTCTACACTATGTGACATAGCCACTGTGGCCAAAGTTTTACCTGATCCAGTTCCTGCACAATAAATTGATTGTGGATTATTTAGAAAAGTATTAACCATATCAACTTGATAATCTCTCAATTTAATTGGTTGGCCTGCATTCTCATGACCAACTGGCCAATTTAAATGAGCATACTTGTTTTCATCAACTAGTTCAAATTCAAACTGTTGTTTGTTAATTCTATTGTCAATGACATCAACAGTATATTCATACCTATCAAGTATTGGTAAAATTTCATCCAACAGATTTATAAAAGTACTTCCAGCAAGTGAAAAAAATAACTTCTTACCATCCCAACGACCTAATCTAACTGACGGAATATATTGCATGCCAGGAATCATCCGCTTGAAATCTTTAACCAATTGATTTCGTAACTTCAAGTCTAGACCACTAAATGTACAGTTGACTTCATCATGAATTGTTAGCGTACATTTTTGCATTAATCTTTCTCCACTACAACTAATTTATTATATCGGCTGAAAATACTTTGTAAAATAACAGATGATTTGTATCTTACTACCCAAGGAACTTTGACAGAACCTTTAATAGGTTTATTACACTTATCTAATAATAAGCAAGGTTCTTCACAATCTTTTTTCTTCATAACAGTACCAAGTTCATATTTTGGCCAATTTACAGTGTCTAATGCTGTCGTTAATTCATTATCAAATTTATTATATATTACCAATATAGGCCACTTATTTATCAAGAGAGTTAAGTCAATGAGTTCTTGTACTTCACTACATTTAATTATAACATCTTCTTCACATAATATGTTAACTTGATTCGTGGTTAGCCAATTTTTTAAATAGTTCTTTGCAGAAAAATGAAACGAAACATAACACGAACTTATTTCATATGCTTGTTGAACTGGCGTTAACTCTTTTGTTACAATTTCATCAAATACTGTTTGTAATGATGGAGCTGCATTATCTAGAATCCATTGATTATTTAAAAATTTAACTGTTGGTGTTAATACTTCAATATTGTTTATTTGCTCAGTAACTTCTTCGTCACAACTAAAACTTCTATAATTTCTTAATAACCATTTTATTAACTTTTTGCCTTGCTCTCCATTCATCACTCGCCACACTTTAGCAGGTTTGTCAAATATCAACAAATCAAAAAAGTTTTTACTATTAGTAATCGAATTTAAATATTTCACTAATTGTTGATCATACGGAATGTAAATGATAAATTCATCGGTGACATTTGAAAAGTCAATATGATATTTAGTCCTTACAATATCTGGTAATAATGGTGTTGTCCAATTTGGATCCATTAGATCATCAACCGGCCATCCTAAAGTTTTTAAAAGTAGTAAATACTTACTTATAATCAACAATATATAATTTCGTTGTTTAGTGGTTAGTCCAATAGCACTTTTATACCGTATATTTTCTAATGTTGTTCTATCCTTAATACTTAATCGTGGCGGGTCACCACAATGCCACGTTGTGGTGATTCGCATAGATAATAGAAAATTTACCGTATCTTCAATACTTGTATTCATCTAGAAATTCCTAATGACAAGAAATAATATTAAGTTTACTATGATCCAGAAAGCAAGCTCTTTATCACTTAGAGTATCATTACCTTCGTCTAATTCAGAATCTTTCTTAATCACTTCAAACCCCAACGCAATGCAACTAATGTGGCTTTTTGTGGGTCTGTTACTTTGATTGAAATATTACTACCTATAACAGTCATTGAATACCAGTCTTCATTAAATCTTCCAACATTCTCGTCCATCCACCGTAAAAAAATATCTGCTTCGAACTGTTCTGAAAATTGAATACATACAATCATTTTGATCCCATCGTAACATCGCAAACACTGCTTTATTTTTATCCCTAATTAGAACTGATGCATCAAATGATCTCATATTAGCCCAGTACCAATCTAAATTACATATGCCAATATTTTCATTCATCCATTTAATAATCACATCTATACTATCAGAATTAGATACATTAGGAATTTTTATCTTTGTCATTTTGATCCCCATCGTAATGCAGCTAATATTGCTTTTTGTGGATCTTTTACTCTAATTGAAATACTGTATGGATTATTTATATTTGTCCAATCCCATTCTTTCTTGTATTCTCCAATATTTTCCCTCATCCATTCAATAAAAAATTCATTTCTAGTAAACTCTGGTAGATCTGAAATATTTACAGCAAAAGGACACACTACGCCATTGGGCCCAGTTGGACCATTCGGAACAAGTATTCCATTTTGATAGTTTGGATCTGTCACTCCACTTGGCCCAATAGGACCATTCGGAACAAGTATTCCATTTTGACTGATTGTATCTATCATTTTGCACCCCAACGCAATGCAACCAATAATGCTTTTTGTGGATTTTTCACTTTAACTGAGATGCTAAAAGATTCCATTGTTAGCCATTTCCAATCTACATTAAATGCTCCAACATTGTCTTGCATCCAAGCAATAAATTTAGAATTGTCAGGATATCTTTCTAATAGATTAGGAATTTTAATAGGTGTCATTTTGCACCCCAACGCAATGCAACCAATACAGCTTTTTGTGGATCTTTTACTAAAACTGATCTACTAAGTTGTTCAGTTGAAACCCATTTCCAATCTACATTAAATGCTCCAACATTATCATGCATCCAATCAATCATTTTAGAAGAACTGTAAAAGATTGATGGACTATCTGGAATCATAACAGGTGTCATTTTAAGTCCAATTTAATGCAACAAATACAGCTTTTTCTGGATCTTTAACATCAACAGAATAAGACCCTGAATAGGGATCTGACCATTTCCAATCAATATCGAATTCACCAATATTTTCTATCAACCAACGCGGGAATTGCAGATTGCCATTATTAATTTTAACTTGTATCATTTTATTTCCAACGCAATGCAATTAATGTAGCAAACTCAGGATCTTTTACACATACCGAAATATCACACACATCAGCTGATAACCATTCCCAATCTTTGCCACGTATTCCAATATTTTCATTCATCCAGATTAAAAAATCATTAAAAACAAATTCACTGTCGACATCAAAAAGAGGTAAAAAATTGAGTTTAATTCGTATCATACATTGTATGAAATTATAGTTCCAATTAAAGAGCCAAGTAAAAATACATTGCTATAAAAAAGAACTTTCATTATTCCAAAATTGTACTTAACGCCATAATAAATCAAAAATATATTTTGTATAGCAAAGCTCAGTAAAAAGAAGAAAATAGTAACTCTGTTCATTTATCTCCTGCAAAAAATGTAACGATCTCGTTGTCCCAACCAACTAATTCTCTTGTGTCAGGTGTATGTGAAAAACGAACCAAATCTGGTCGTTCCTCTCCATACGTGCTAACGCGAAAAAAATATATTTTGAATTCTCCAGCACACGGGTCTTACTAACTCTTTCATGGAAATCAATTATTCCACTACTATGTCGAATATATAATTGCTTGCTTGGATTGTCAATGATAACTTTTTGAATTTCTTTTCTTGTCATATAGTTTACCTGTATAACCTGCTGCCTATTTGCAGCAGGTCACCTGCGCCATACGCTTCCAGCTAACTGAATTTAATTTCTTCAAATCAGCAATTTTGATTACCATGCGCAAACTAATTTCGCGAATGCAGTTGGCTTTTTCTTTGATGAACTCAACAACTTCCTGCTTGCCTTCGTCTGTAAAATTGTAGCTATCCAGCATACCCTTGTTCACAATCTGCTGAATCCGCAGAAGCATGCCGCGCGTACCTTCAATACCAAGGTCGATAAAGTGGCAGCGGGATTGCAGTGCCGCCAAATGTCCTTGCAGTGTCTTGCTTTTGATATTGTTGAAGTTCAAATTCGTGATGAAAATTACCGTTCCCTTGAAGTCGAAGCTATCCGGAATGCCTTCCCGCCGCAGCAAGGAGCTATCGGAATTCCAGCAAATGCGCCGCTTCTTGGAAGAATCAAGTGCCGCTTTCAACAAGTTCAAGCTCAGGTCATCATAAAACAAGCAATCAATATCGTCAAATACAATCACGTGACCTACGTCTGAATGTTTGTAAAGTTTAGCATACAAGCCAAGCGGAGTGGCGGCGCCTTTAACAATTTCAAACTTAACAGGGCGACCTGCAATTTCATCAAACAGTGAATTCTTTTCAAGCTGGGTGGTAACACCGTAGCTCTTGCCAACGCCGGGAGGTCCTTGCACAATCAGCGCCGTAATGTCGCCGTTGAAGGCCGCATCAGCAAGCTCGCTCAGCATGTCAAAGCGCTCATCAATATTGCTCATCACTTGCTCATCAGTTTCAATAACTTCAGGCTCTGCAATTTCGTCGTTTTCAACAGTGTCTTCGTCAGCTAGGTTGCACAACGAATAGCTCTTAATACTGTCAACTTTAATTTTGATGTATTCTGGAAAGCCTGGAAATCTCTCGCCGTTCTTAACTGTTACGTAGCCGCCCTTTAGTCCCTGGTTAAAACCTTTCACTAGCGTGAACTTTTCGTTTTTGATCTGTTCGTTTCTGTAACTGCCATCTTTAATCAAAATTTCAATTGCCATGTTGTGTGTGTTTTAATCTCCTGTTTATTTGCTACTCTTTAAGTATAGCAGTTTGGTTAAAGAAATGTCAAGCAATTCTGGATTGAATAAAATCGGTATTTTCAACCCGTTCAAGCGGACACCACAATGGAAAAGGACCACACATTACATCATTTAGAGTGATATATCTCCTTTCCTTTGTACAAGATTCAGAATAATTAACCTCTTGATTAACTACATTATGCGGGCACTCCGTACAATCATTGATATTTTTCATTTTATCCTTAAGTATAGCAGTTTGATTGGTTAAATGTCAAACGTCGTTTAAGCAATTTTAAGAGTGTGTTGAGTACATTAGACCCAACTCAAGACAAGGAACACGTTATGCGACGTTTTGTGGTACGCTTGGTTCTTTGTTTTCAACGAGTTTGCACCACTGTGGGAAGAGGAGAAATCTGTCAGCTTGTGTGATATATCTCCTTTCCTTGGTGCAATATTCGTCTACAATATCTAAACTGCCTCCCCATTGTGGTTCGCAATACGGGCAGTTTACACAAAAATCAACTGTAATAATACGTGGCATAAGTCCTTTGTTTAGTTGAAGATCTCAATCAAGTCGTAGGCAGAATTTAGTACTTCTTCCTCGCCACTGGCATGCCCTTGCTGCCATGCGTAGGAAGCTACCTTCACAACGTACTGCTCTGGAACGCCGCTGTCAAGTAAAAAAGCCTTAAAATCTGCATCAAATGTCAAGCCTACGCCCTTGTCATACCGATTAGTCTTGGGATTATAAGCTTCGTTCCGCTCTTTCCGGTAATATCCAGCGCGTACATCTGTTTCAAAGTCGTTTGTTTTTACCAATTTTGTTATCTCCTGTTTCTGCTACTCTTTAAGTATAGCAGTTTGAGCAATTAAATGTCAACCAAAATGAAACGCCGTTTAAGGGTGTCTTGTTACAAGTATTGTATAGTGACCCCAGGTTGAGTCATATAATGCGTTATACGACGTTTTACGAAAATTCATCCCTTTGTTTTCATATGGTTATAGGCTTGATTTTACCACTTAAAATTAAGTAGCCAGCTTGCATTTCGTCAATTTTTATAACTTGCGAAGAATACTGCAATAGTTCCCTATGGGAACTTTTCAAACGAACACATTTTGAAGTAAATCGCAAGATTCTGTATACAGAAAATTCTCTGTACCCTTGCTGCATAACCACAACATAATCACCAACTTGCAGCTCAATTCCTAAGAAATCTTTCATATTTTTTCAACTAAATCTTGCGGATTTTTACCGTGTTTTGAAAAACAAACTTTGAAACCGGTATCAATGTTCCAATGCCGGTAAACGTTCTTTGTTTTCAACATGATATAGCCATCTGCATAACTTTCGTAGCTAACAGATTCAACAACTGCGGTTAAACCATTTCGTGTTTTGTACGTGCCTATCTCTATCATATAATAAGTATAGCAGTTTGAGCAATTAAATGTCAACATCTTCTAAAGCGATTTTCCAGTCCATTTTACGGGCAATCCGTTTTGCAGTCCGCTTGATGGCGGCTTTTCGTTCTGAATTCTTCCGCGGACCGCTAACAACAAAATCGCCGTGGAATCTAACAATGCAAGTGTGGTAAATACTTTTCATTTGTATCTCCTGTTTATTTGCTACTCTTTAAGTATAGCAGTTTGGTTAAAGAAATGTCAACTCAAAATAAAATTTTTATTTATCTTGACTTTTACGTGGCGGAAGCGGAGGGAGTTGAACCCACAAGTCCGGTTAAGGTACAACTGCTTTCGAGGCAGTCCCCGTCGCCAATCGGTGTGCGCTTCCGTATTTCAATGTTCAAGATCAAATTTTTGAGTTTCACTTATAAAAGTTATATTCGTGAACAATTTCAATAATTGGTAATCCAAGATCGATTCGAACTGTATTATACAAATTTTTTGCTATATCTAACTTTTCTTCTGCATGTTTATCAGCTTCATTAGCAGCCTGATTAAATTCATCAAATTGTTTTTTATTATCAGCTATCATTTTTTTAGCTTCAACAAATGAACATGATAAATTATTTTCATTACAAAGATTAAGAAATGAGGAATACCTATCTAATGAAAACTTTCTTATCTCTAGAGCTTTAACTGCTGTTTTCATAATTTCCATTTTCTTATCTCTTGCTACTTTGATATCAATTATACTAGTTTCTAACTTGTTTAAAACATCTGAATCTTTTTTTGTTCGAACTTGTACTCTTGCATCACGAATATATAATTTAACTTCGTCCTCTGTTGCAGTTGGAGTGACCGCAGCAATAAGAGTATGTTTAAAATCAGATGATACATAATTCTTATCATAAATATTATATCCAACAAATAATACAGAAATAATTCCTGTGATTATCAATGCAAACAGTATTACTTTTTTATTTTTCATTTTTCCTCAAATCTATATTCAGCTATTGGATCATTTACACAGTCTATGCAAACATACTTTGGCCAACCATCTGGCATAATCTCAATTGTTTTTCCAATATTCATATCGTATGCTAAGACCAATGGTTTAGTTTTACTGCACACTTCGCATCGATCCCAACCACATGTTAATTTTTGAAACTCTTTCTCGGTCATATTCTTTGGCGGAAAGGGGGAGATTTGAACTCCCGGTACCAATTACTTAGTACGACAGGTTAGCAACCTGCTGCTTTAAGCCGCTCAGCCACCTTTCCATTAACCCCAACAACCCTTACAAGGTCTCCCTCCGCATTCCCAACATTCATCTGGGTATACACCATACTGATCAAATAAATCAACATCAACATTATTGTGTATTGCTTGCTCGGGTGTCAAACTCTTACCACAATCTTTACATGTTAAAGCTATAAGCCGATGAAATTTTCTACTGACACACGTTTCTTTCATTTAAGTCTCCGTAATTTTTCAATTAACAATGCGTTTTTTAAATTATTTTTTGCAGCATCTGAAAATCTTTTTGCTACTTCAGAATACTTTCCAGAAAACTTTCCTGTCAGTAATTGTTTAGCTATATTTCTAGCCCGCGGAGTAGTTTCACTAATTAATTTTTCAAAAATTTTAGATGCGTTTTTCTCATTGGCGTAAGCTGCAATACATGACAAGACTGTTGCTTCTCCTCCCGTCAATTCAATAATTGATTTTTTCATACAGTCTGAAGATAATACCGATATGTCAATTTGAACATATCAATCAGATAATATACGTTTTATAATTACATCATCTTTATCAAAATAAGAAAAACCAATAACAACGCTATCGTTAGTACCGTCTGCACGATTCCACACCTGCCCTACTCGAATACCATATTTATTTTTTTCAGTTGTTCTGAGACATTCTTTACCACGCCAATGTTCATTTAAATTATTACCACACCAACACTTTGGTTGCTCAAAACCCCATCCGTTATTACATGTTGCGTTAGACATAAAATTTAGTACCAGACATTTTCATTTATTTAGTACCCCTGATTGGATTCGAACCAACACTTGACAGATTTTGAGTCTGTTGCCTGCTGCCAATTGGGCTACAGGGGCTCATATAATTGTTTCCAAAATTGGATACCATATTTTTCCTTACAATACTTTATCATTTTGTTAATGTCATTTTTAAAAATACTTAACCCGATTCTTAGTCTGATTATATTTAGCTATATCTTTTTTTGAAAATAAATAACCTTTAACTTCCATAAAATTTCCTTGATTATCTATAAAATCTGGAATATATGTAAATATATTATCTTCATATTCATATCGAAGTGTCACTTTATTATTTCTAGTTATAATATTATTAATCAAAATATCTAGTACCAAATGTATATACTCCGTATATAATCCACACAATTGCAATCGTCTGAATTACCGCCAATGTAGTTACTGTATATGGATTGGCTAAATAAACCATCAACTCTTTGTTGGCTTGCTCCCAAGCATAACTATATGCTAATAAAAATATTGGACCAAACACATTACATAAATCTTTAATCATAATATTTTTGCCTAAATTTAGTAGACCCGGAAAGAATCGAACTTTCAGTCTAGAAATTATGAGCTTCTTGCTTCACCATTAAGCTACGGGTCTAAATTTTGTGGAGCTGAACGGGTTCGAACCGATGACCTCCTGAGTGCAAATCAGGCGCTCTCCCAACTGAGCTACAACCCCATTGTACTACTTATTTAGTCGCCCATCCTTCTAGCGACGTGATGTCAGATGCTAAAAAATATTTTGGATCAAAATCAAGATATCCAATTCCTGCTCTAAGCATCTTATCTTGAAAGATAGCCTGCTCTTTACCAAATTTATCTTTTACAAATTCAGCATAATCTAATGCTGTTGCTAGTTCTTGCAATTTTTGTTTTGTCATCTTTACTATTTAATTATAACAGAATTTCCAACTCATGTCAACTGATTTCTTGTATTTCCCATTCAGATTCAACAAATTGAATTAATGTATGGGGTAAAAAATGTGAATAATATCCTTCTCCAATAAATTTGAGTGAAGGACGTTTAGAATATAATTTTCCATTTTTGCTCAAATTTGTTTTGGTTTGGTATGTAGAAAGATTAGTGTTCACTATTCGATATGGTCTATAAAATAATCCTGTTGCTAAATTCTTAATTTTAAAAACTACCATTCTCTATTAACCAATTTAGGATGATTTGGAATAAACTTTGTTGAATTCTCATTCTTGAATTCATTCCTCATCTGTATCCATCCTTTAAAATTCTTCGGATTTTCTAAAAATGATATTTGTGGTGTAGCAACATGTTCAAATGGACTTGCGTGCATTGGACTTGCAGAAGCCAATTTTTCATATAATTGCAAGTCTTTTTCAATATCTCGTTTACCGTCATGAGACAAATATGAAACCCTAGCACACCTAGCAGCAGATACTTTTTTCAACATTTCAATATCTAATGTTAATTCATCTTCTTGAATAAATGGCAGATGCCAATCTTCAAAATTAACCACTTTAGGTTTACTAGTGTAATATGCAAACTGAGCTGCCATCGCCGCCGATTGCGTTTCTGGTTGAGAATCTGCATTGCATCGTTGTGAAAAGAAATTAGTCCATTCTGTAGATGTCACAATTACGTAATGCCATAACCAGGGTTCCAATAATCTATTTGCTAATTGCTTATGAACACCAATATCAGATAATTCTTTAGCAGTTTTAATTGCAGCATCTCTTTGTTTCAACCAAGCATAAATTGCAGCTTCTTTTTTATCTGCACTTAACTCAACTTTAGCTTGCATCCCAGACTGATTTGCTCCCCAGAATACAGGCATAGCTGGATCAGTCTGGATCTTTTCGATTATTTTAGAAATAGGAATTGCACGAGACGATGCTGAATTTCTAGAAAAAACTCTGTGCGTATTCAATTCTGCTAAAATAAACCTATGAATCTTCAACTCCATTGTAGTGAGACGAATATGATCTGGAGATGGAGAAATTGAATCGCAAATAATTTTTGCTGTTGGTAAACTACTAACTGTTTGCACAAATTTTCTCCATTTCCATTCCAGTCATCCAAAAATCACATTGTGGAAACTGTGTCGAAATATCTAATAAGGCTGTAGTGCCATCTGAATATTTCTCAAATGCACCAAGCAATATGTCAGATGAAAAAGTAAATTCATCAGTCTGATTTTGAAAAATTACAAACATTTAGAAATCGTCCTTGTCAATTACACCGCAACGAAAAACCGGAAGATTAAGCGCAGACCAACATTCTTTGATGACGCTCGCGCGGTCATCAAATACTGCCATCACATTAAACTTTCCAGCAATGTATTCATCATACAATTCGCGTTTTACAACGCTATCGCGACGTCGATCACCTTTCGCTCTCATAAGCAGAGTAAAAGAATTTTCTGCGAAACCACACTTATCAATTAACCAGCTATATGTTTTATCATAGCAGGCTTCGCTTCGTCCACTCATTACAACCAACTCGGTTCGAGGAAAACTCAACATTGCTTTGACAGCTACCACGACGTGATTTCGTGGCTTATCATTATAAACTAAGTGTTCATCGTATGGTCCACGATTTTGAATTTCAGCCAATGTACCATCAACGTCTACAATAATCAAATTCTTTTGTAGAGTTGGAATCCATCCAGGAAGTGGATCAGAAAATTTTGCAACATTCGCTAATTTATTCATGCGTCGAATTACAGCTTCACCAACGCGAGCCGATCCTGTTCGAAGTGAGTCACGACGTATACATTCAGCTAATGAGACATGCATGAAATCGATTACTTCAACATCATAACCAAGATCAAAACAGAATTGCTTGATTGCATCATAAGTCTTAGGGTTGCAGTGAGTATTGTCAACAATTACATCTTTGCCATCACGAGCAGCCATTTCAATTTGATCTTCACGCAAAATCTTTACTTGCTTTTCGACTTTGCTTGACCAAGTTTCGTTACCTTGATCTTCATAAATCTCTTTGCGAATGGTGTCGTTGTTAACAATAACTGCACCAGTTTTGTTGGACTGTTCTTTTGCCCACATTGATTTTCCAGAAGCTGGAAGACCTTTTAGAATATATGCAATCATTAATTTATCCTTTTTTGTTATTGTTTTTTCGTAAGTTTCTAATATCACGTAGTATTGACATTAAATCTTCTGCTTGAGCTTTGAGCAAAGAACCACCATCAATATCTAAATTCCAAGTTAATTGCTCAACAGTTTCTTTAATATCATATAATACCGCTTTAGCTCTGTCTTCTAAATCAGAAATTTCTTCCATGTTATTTTACTTACTTCGTCCGTCTATATTGCCGCGATCATATGCATCATTTGCAACATGCTGAATCAGCAAACTAAGCTTGTTAAGGGCTGAATCACTTAAAAGAAAATATTCTGCACGAATCTCTTTCATTGTATCTCCAAAAACATCATCTTTTTCTATGCATTTGGTAATTGGGTTATACTGTGGGAAAGATTCTTTCGTTAAATCTTAAACATCTTTAGCTGAAAATTTATTAACAAACTTTTCTAGATCCTCACTAGTAGCTCTGTGACTTCCTTCTGACGAATCAGCAGCCCACCGCGCCCACTTGGATCTCAAAATAGATAAAATTTCAAATTTGTTAAAATTCTTACGTGAAAGCATTCTAACACATTCTGGCCAACTTGTATAACTATCTACAGAGTAGGCATTTGATGTCTGTTCGACGATTTCGTTAATTTCTTTAATTGTCAACATTAATTTTCTTCCTATGTTTGGGTTGGCGACGGCGTTCTTTTGTGCGCTTATCAGTTATCACTTTTTCATAAATAACTTTGCTGCGAGTACGATGATATTCGCTTGCTGGTATCGTAAATGTAATAACTGGTTTCATTTTAGCCTCTGAATGAAAAGAAAGTGAACGGTGCAGTTCCATTACCAACTTCGCGACGCAAGCCTTCTGTTTTTGAAAGCTTTGCAGCAGGAACAACTGGAGTCTCAGCCACAAGCTTTGCGGCTGCAATCCGTTCATCAATTGCCTTATTTTCAGCAATTCGCTTCTTCATCTGCTCTGTACTCGTCTGCGTTCTTTTGTAATCTTTGCTTGTCGTTGTGCTTATGCTCATATAATAAGTATAACAGTTTGGTGTATCTAAGTCAACCATCAATTTTATGCTTTGTTTTCAACAAGTTCACCAGCAAGAAACTTGCGTTTCAATGTTTCGAGATTGTTGACGGCTACGCTATATCCATCAATTTTTCCTGTTAGATAAAGAGCCGCAGACGAATCATTGCGCATTTCAACATGGCGTCGATCAGAAAATGCTGAAATATCAGCCTCAAGTTGAGCAATCTGTGAATCAATTTGTTTAATCATACTATTAATGATAGCAGTTTTGGTGTGTTCGTGTCAACCACTTTATATACGCCAGATTTATTGATTGGTTTGCTAAGTATCAGCCCAAATGTAGCAAGTATATCTTTTACTCTATCATTTGCTTCTAGTTGACGCTCAGCTCTGTAATATACCCATGCTATAAACTTATTGTTATCAGTAATTTGTATCCCGCCATGCCCTTCTAATGCTTTATTGATAGGGTCAGAAATCTGTATAGCTGAGGCAATATTTGCCCTTACTTCTTCTTTGGACATACCACTATATTTTGCATTCATATTAATACATGTCAACAACATTAAATATCAACTTAGATCTACCCATTCTTCCCAGTTGAGGCACAGATTAGCCTAAAAGTATCCAAGATTTTCTTAACATCTTCAATTAATTGATCTTGGTATTTGCTTTGTTTTCTGTAATATACATGTACAACTGGATCTCCGTCAACAAATTCAATCTCTGCTTTGCCTTCTAGAGCTTTTCGAATAACTGAGATAGTTTTTTCTGTCATTTTAGCCTTTGTTTTCAACAACATTAAGTCTAATTTCATATAATTTAGTGAGCGCAATGTTAAACCCCACCAATTTTCCCGTTCTGTACATCATTTCTGGTCCAGAAAGAGCTGATAATTCAGTAGCACATTTCTATGCTTCTTGCTTAAGATAATCAATTGCAAGATCAATTTGTTCATTCATATTAATAATTATAACAGTTAGACAACTACATGTCAACCAAAACAAAACGTCGTTTAAGCAATTCTGAGGGCATATCTGGTACATTAGCCCCAACTTTAGTTAGAAAATGCGTTATACGACGTTTTGTGGTTATATCTCTATTGAAAACAAACGACTTATTTGCAGTATACAAGTCCTCTGAGTATTAAATACGTTAACTGTTCAGTATCAAATGTTGTTGATGGTGTAATTATTGTAGATTTATCTATTTTTACATTTTCTACATCTGCTCCGCGTAGGTCTGCTCCGCGTAGGTTTGTTCCACGCAAATCTGCACTGTTCAAGTTTGAACCACGCAAATCTGCATCACACAAATTTGTAAAACTTAAATTCGAATGACTTAAATTGGCAGATCGTAAATTTGTGCCACACAAAAATGCTCTGTACAAATTTACATGGCTCATATCTGCTCCACGCAAATCTGTATAGTATAGATCTACCTTACGCAAATCTTGACCATGAAAATCTTGTCTATCTGAATCACAGTGACAAGATTTCCATAGTAAATCATTATTGTTTGGAGATTCGTATAAATCAATCATGTCACTGCATGAACTGCGATGCAATAATTTCTAAGTCAGTGGGCTTGATACCTTCATTAACATCAAAAATTGTATCAGCTAATTCTTTAGAGCTTACCAGAACGCCACGACTTGAATGAAGCATGAATAAATCGTAACAATTTGGTTTGTTGATATGTGTAAACGCTTTACCAAGAATACCAATTGCATTTTTATTTGATGCAACATTATTTGAATATCGACCATTAATGGTAATTGCAGCGTCACACCAAATAACACATCGATCAACTGCATCGATAATTAACGGCATCAATTGCTTGCTTGTGCTTGTGATATCAAATCTATCCACAACAGTTTTTGATTCAAAAACTTCTCCAGACTGTGATTTGTTACGTAATTGCCAACCTGCACTAATTTCTGGAATAGTATTAAATGTTTGACCAGTAAAACTATTGACCATCATAATAACATATCTAGAACCACTCTTAACAACTTTTGATAAATCGATATCAATATATTCAGCTGCTCCGTTAGGTGCAGAAGTAATATCTCCACTGTGGAAAGCTCCAAACTTGTTGTCTCTTAGATTATAATAAGCAATGTCCTCCGACTTATTCCAATCTCCATCATATAAACAAGCACTCAAGTCAAGATCGGTTCTTCCTTCGCCATCTTTCCAATGAATGAAGAATCGAACAACATTTTTTCCGCCTTCAATTGCAACTTTACTACCACGTACTAACCTCCGCAGGCCCGAACTTGCGCTACGTTGACTGAATGGCAGTAGATAATTTTTCAATTCAGGATTAATATAAATCTTTCCTAAATTTGGTAATTGACTAAATCGATTTGATAAAACATTGCTGCAAATATTTGCCACAGACAAACAATTTTGAAATTGTAGGTCAGGTAAAGTATTAGGAATACATTGTACTTTAGCAATATTTCCTTTTGGAAAAAATACTCGATCTGTTGATGGTTTCATCCGATTATAAAAATGCTCTTTGACTTGTAATAGAACTGGTGTGCTTACTTTGTCAGCAACTTTCTTCCAAGCATCAATTAATAATTCAGTATCTTGAGAGTCACGAACGACTTTATCTAAACGACGAGCAAAATCGCCTGGTCGCGAAGACAATAAATGTCTGATTACTTTGGTATTTTTAGTCTTAATAGCAGATTCAACTTTACTATTAAAGCTTTGATCTAAATTTCCAGAACGCAGGCGATAAAATGCTTCCCATGTATTTGGAAAATGCTTTCGATATTCACCAGGGTGAAGTTTTTCTGCTAGACGTATCCAACGACCAGCCCACCGCGCAAGATCTTCATCACTACCATTAGATGATTCTAAAAATCCTAATAGTGCTCTGCGTTCACTACGTTTGAAAGTTGTAAACTTTGTTGGCGTTGCTAAACTAACATCTCCACCATTCATTGCACATGCAATTCGTAATACATCAGTTGCAGTTTTAACATACCCTTTTAGGATTAATTCAACACCCGGAGTCTTATTTTTGATCAGCAATGAACCAATAATAGCTAAATTCTCTTTGTTTGGAATAGGTTTTGTAAGTTCAATATCTCCATTTTGAACAAACCATTCAATTGCGTCTTTGTCTTCTTGACTCAAACTTGTGTTACTTGTTACAAGTTGAGAAAAGATATCAGATAGGTCTTGTTCTGAACCAAGTTCAAATACTTCCAACTTAATCTTATCACGCAATGTTTCACGCTTTGATGTTGCAAATTTTGGAGTCCAAATTTCAAATGCACCGTCTGTGATGTCACTCAAAAATGCTGTAAGATAATGAGCTGTTGCATTTAGATATAGAAATGACTCAGTTGCATCCATCACTTGACGTGGGAAATTTGGATACAGTGGTGCATACTTTGCAACACCACGAGCATTCTTCAGTTCAAAAATAACTTCATTATGAATAAGTTCTGCCGTGTATTGGTCTAAGCATTGAAATGATTCCAAAAATGCGAGACTTGGAATATATCCTAAACCTTCACAATTACGGCAAAATGCTGCAACTGCTGCACCTGAAATAAAATTATTTTGTTGCGGAATCAAAAACTTGTTACGTTTCTTAAACAGAATTGTGTTGTGTGTCATATATTTTTAAAGCCCGGATATCTAAGAATCTATATCAATATAAGTTTGTTTTAGAAGGAAGATTACTTAATGGCCGGGCTGTCTCAAATTAGTATCGACGACGGGATTCGAACCCGTATTAGCAGAGTGAAAGTCTGCTGTGCTGACCATTGCACTACATCGACATAATTGTTGGATATTAGATGATCTAGTTTAAACCAATTTTAATTTTTAGAAGGAAGATCAATCCATTGCCAACAAATTTATTTATCTATTATTTCTTTACTCTTTAAGTATAGCACACACTACACAGCATCGCAACCGCATCGTTCAAATTCTTTTATACATTCTCGTCTTAAAGCAGAATTTATAAGTTTAATTGCTGTTGGCTTTCCAGCCCGTACATCATCACACAAAAGTTTAGCGTCTTTCAGACCTAAATCAGTGTAAGTTCGAACAGTTTTAATTGCTGAGATAAAGTTGGCACCTATATATTTCAAAGTGACTGTATTACCTTGATATCCAGACAACATTTGCATAATTAGATCATATTTTAAATCAGGGCTAATACTATCTGCAATTTGATTCCAACAAGTTTCAGCTTTTGCTGGTCCAAATGCTTCTGCAACTACTTTAAGTAGGTCATATCCTACCGTGATTAATTGTGTTTTAACTTTTTGGTCTAAATCTTCGTAGTTCATATTATCCTAACTTAATGCTCAATGCAGTTAAAAATTCAATATCGTAAAAATATATCATCAATCCACAGTTGGAATATTTACCAATTATACTTGTAATATAATCTTGTGTACTTAACCAATCACGTATTTCATCAAATCTTTCATCAGATACTTTTGGTAAGCATATCAAATAAGTATCTCGATATTCATCACATTTAATAGTTTCAAATCTTAACATGATTACTTCCATCGCAATGCAAACAATATTGCATCTTCTTCGTTTTTGAAATAAAATGAATTTTCAAAATAATTTGAGCCCCATCGTTCTGTTCTTGCTTCTTGATTAGCTCGCCTATAACCAAAAGTTAAATCACACCAATTTTGTATTTTGAAAAATCCTGATCCATTGTGATTTATATTTATTGCATACCAATCAGCATATTTTGGTAGTGAATTATTCATGTCAAGTTTCATTTCCAACGCAATGCAAACAATATTGCATCTTCTTGTTTACTGAACAAAAAATTATCTGTTAAATATGTTGATTGAAAATAATATACCCATCTTTCTTGTGTTTTATCTGAACCAAATTCTTTAACTGCCCATCTATACACCTCAGAAAAGTTTATATCAACGAGTTCTACTCTGTACCAATCATTCACATCTTAATTATAACACATTTGAATAGACTGTGTCAACTGCTCATCTCCATCGCAATGCAAACAATATTGCATCTTCTTTACGCCTAAATATAAACTTATCAACTTCTGGCTCAAGATCAAAAATAAATCTCCAACGAAATTCACCTACATCATCACCAAATTCATCTTCAAGCCAAGCAAACATTTGACTAAAATCTTCACTATTTAAAATTTCAACTTGGTGCCATTTATTAAAGTTATTATTTTGTATCAAGTTTTATTTCCATCGCAATGCAAACAACACCGCATCTGCTTCTCTTTTGAATAAAAAAATATTTGTTGGTTGCATGAGTTCAGTGGACCAGTTATAATCCCATAGCCCAATATCTCCAATCATAATCATTGATTCACCAAATTGATCAACAGCCCAAGTATATACTTCAACAAAGCTTGTTAACCTGGTAATTTCAACTGTATAATATTTTTTCATTTCCATCTCAATGCAAATAATACAGCGTCTTCTTGATTTATAAAATCAAACTTTAAATACATCAAAGATTTACGATATTGCCAACGAATATTGTTATCATAATTATGTCCAATGTTTTCAAAAATCCAATTTATTACATCATTGAAGCATTTGCCACTAATTTCAACTGTAAACCAATCACATATCATATTATTTCCAACGCAATGCAAACAACATTGCATCTTCTTTTCTTTTAAATGAAAAGGTATCTAAAGCGGTATTTACATCAAAATAGTACGACCATCGATCATCTCTACAATTTTGTTCAAATTGATCAACAGCCCATTGATATATTTCTAAGAATTCTTCTGTATGAGTAAGTACTTCATCTAATTGAACATTATACCAATCATTCATATGAAATTGGACTCAATTTAACGCCAGCTTCGCATAACATTCTTCTAACTCTGTTATTATCATCTTTGTACATTGTACCAGTTTGTTCCCAAGCTAATTGTTTCTCAAGTGAATAAATTACTTCTTTAATACCTACTTGAATAATTGCTCGGGCACAATCTATACATGGAATTCCATACAAATATATTCTACAACCATCTAATGGAACACCAATTTTTGCAGCCTCAAAAATTGCATTTCTTTCGCAATGTTCTATCCATTTATATTTTTCAGGACGTAAAAGTCTCTCAGGCGCAGTATCATCTATACCACGCGGAAAGCTATTGAATCCAGTCGCACGTATTCCGTTATCTGGACCAACTATTACACAACCAAATTTAGAATTTGGGTCTTTACTTCTCGACGATATTGGTCCTATTAAATTCATAAAATAAGTATTCCAATTTGGTATCATGTTTATCTTATAATTCCTTCTGCATTGCTTTCAATATTTTTTCTAATTTAGGAGATAGATTATTTACTTCTTGTGATAACATAGTGAATAACAGTTCAGCAAGAAAATCAACGTCATAAATTCTTTTTTCTGAAACATCACCAAACTTCAAATTAAAAAAAGATTCAGATTCTATATTTGTAAAATTTAGTAACACCATATCTTCTATTACTTTATACGAATATCCTTTGTTGGTAAATGTATCAAATAGATACTTTTCCATGCTAAGATTAACAAAATTAGATACATGTATTTTTATCATACTTTTACTTTTTGAATACCTAAAGGGATATACGGACTATAAAAATATCCAAAACCATAGTCATTGAATTTTGAAACATCACCAAACTTCAAATAGAAAAATGTTTCATTTTCATCATTAACAAAACATAGTTCAAAAACTATTGACATTGGTTTAGAACTAAGTGTATATTCTAACTTATCAAAATTTTCTTCTAACCACATTTCAATATGTAAGTCAGTATACTTAGTTTTATGAATTTTTATCATGTATTTTTAATTCCTGAGAAGAACATATTAAGAGTAAATTCATATGAACTTATATATTCTGTAACATTTCCAAATTTCAAATTAAAAAAAGTTTCATTTGTGTCATTAGCAAAATATAGTTTATCAATGAATGGTTCATATGAATGAGTTACAATTGAATATTCAGACTTTTCAAAGTTTTCCTGTAGCCATTCTTTAATTTCTTTTTTTTGATATTGTGTTCTATGAATTTTTATCATTCTGGTATTATTGTAGCCGGACCATATCTTGTTTGAAACTGAATCCCATTAGATTTTGAAATATCACCAAACTTCAAATAGAAAAATATTTCATTTTTATCATTATCAAACTGTAGTGTTATTGGTGAATTTAGTTGCTCGGCAGCAAGCCCGCAGCCCCTTTAGGGGTGCGGATGAACTGCCGTGTAGACCAATTTGCTTCATATATTTATTATAGCATAAATATTAATATGCTGCTGGGATACAAATATAAATTATTACCAAACAAAGCACAAATTGAAATTCTCAATCAATGGGAAGGTTCAACTAGATGGCTTTGGAATAATTTTCTTGATCAAAATATAACTCAATACCAAATTGATAAGAAATTTATTTGGCGATATGATCTCAAAAAACAAATACCAGATCTTAAAAAACAATATAACTGGCTTGGTGAAGTACCCGCTCATGCATTACAAAATATTGCATTTTCGATTGACACAGCATTACATGCAATCAAGAAAAGCAAGATCGGATTTCCTCGATTTAAGAAAAAAGGCGTAAGCAATGGCCAAATTAAAATTGATCAGACGAATAATCACATCAAAACAAGTGAATCACATATCAAAATACCAAAGATTGGCAATATCAAATGGATATATCATCGAGCATTGCCAAGCGATTTGAGATCAGTATCAATAACAAAAGATGTTGATTGCTGGTACGTGAGTTGTTTGTGTGAGATTGAAGATCAGCAACAAGTTTTAATTGACCGCGATAATTGTATCGGAATTGATCTTGGTATCAAAGCATTCGTGGTAACAAGTGATCAGGAGATAATTCCAAGTCCAAAATTTCTAAAGAGATCACTGGCGAAATTAAAGTGGAAACAAAGAAAATTATCACATAGAAAAATTGGATCTAAAAATAGAAACAAAGAACGTATCCGAGTAGCAAAATTACACCGCAAAATACGCAATCAAAGATTGAACTTTTTGCACCAAACAAGTAGGAGATTAGTTAATACATATGATTTGATTTGTACCGAAGATCTGAAAACCAAAGATCTTATGTCGAAGAAAAATACTGCAATGAACCGAGCAATAAGTGATCAGGGATGGTCAATGTTTTTGGGCTTTTTGAAATACAAATGCCAATTATATGGCAAGCATTTTGACCAAATTGACAAGTGGGCTGCATCTACCAAGACCTGCAATGCCTGTGGTCATAAACATCAGGGATTTGGTCTGGGCATCAGAATTTGGACTTGTCCAAATTGCAAGGCAATTCTTGACCGAGATCTAAATGCCGCACAAAATATTGCTTTTTGGGGTCAGTTGACAATTGACTCATCATTGTTCAAAAATACTGTAGGAACTACAGAAATCGAAGCCTGTGGAGATGTCCCGTTGATATCTATGAAGCAGGAAGCCGCACTCCCTTCAGGGATGCGGTAGTTCAGTATATAAGAGTTTCAAAAAAGAATCAACCTATAATTCTACTGCTTCAATACCAACACAACGAAGTTTTGTTATGTGACCAAGCATCCAATTTTTTGTTTCTAATGCTTTGATAATTCCTAAATATTGGTTACGTAGTAAAGCAACCTGATTAATAACTTCTTCTAAGTCGCAAACATCGTCTTCACCATCTGAATATTTTTCAGCATCTCTACTAGTTAATGCCTTAGCATACTTTTCAAGGTACAGTCTAAAATGTTTATTTTTAAGTTTCTTGAGTTTAATATTTAAATAATTTAATACACTTTCAACAGTTTGTAGCTGTCCAAATCGATATTCTGTTATACCAGGCAAAGTTGATAAATTTCTTTCAAGGTTGCCTTTTATAGCAACCTCAATTTGAGCGTTAACAAGCTCAACCCTAAAGTGATCTAAAAAGTCTGGTATATTTCCTAGATCACTTGTTATACGTGATAGCCACATTTTATTCGTTGTCGTTTAAATCGTCAAAATCATCGTTTGAAAAATCGTTTTCTTCATTATCTTGAATCAATGCCGTATTAATATACCGGTCATGTTCTGCTAAAGAATCAAGTTCATCATCAGAAAAATTCAAGCCGCGCAATGCTACTATAAACTGTTCAGCTGCGGCATCTCTGTCTCGCATTGGAACATATTCTAAAACATTGCGCCATAACTCAGCTGCAATTTCAATTGGGTCCACCGTCATTTAAGTTAATCTCCTACTCATCGTCAGTTGGTTCGCTTTCTTCAATTACAGACTCATCAATTCCAACTATGTCTTCTTGTGTAGGTGATAGAAGCTTTTTCTTCTCAGCATACTCACCCATAATCAAATCTAAAATTGAATCTGTATTTACTAGGTACTCTTTTCGATAATATTTATGTTCATCACCTTGTAAATCAATATATTTATATCTGTTGCCTTCTTTCTCGATTAGGTTCTTCTTTTCAAATAATTCGAATAATCCCGAATATGGATCAAGACCACCAACCCATGGAATTTTAATTTCACATGTTTCAAATGGCTTATTATAACGTGTCTTCATTACCTTACAACCAACTCTGATTCCAAGTACATCGGGTACTTTATTACCTTCAGCATCTTCTTTTAATTTAAGTGGTTTTGTAGCAACTACAATCGAACTTGCAAATAAAAATCCATTTCCTCCTGATACAATATCATCAGGACTATATGGATCTTGGCTTGGATAAGTATGATTTGTACATACCATTCCTACATTATAAGCACCAAACATATTAACACAGTTAGTAACTAGTGCCTTTAATGCTTTGGCTTTTCTACCCATATCGCCCTTCATGTCGCCAGATTCAAACTGTTTAACGTCTGTTGGCGTCATTAACATACCTAAACTATCAACAACAAATAAAATTTTTGGTCTGTCTTCTTCGCTAGTTGCTTTATAGTCTGTCATAAAAGTACTGATAGTTTTAGCAACATCGTCAATCATTGACATACTAAGTTTAAGTAATTTACCTTCACTTGTATCTACATCTAACTTTTTAAGCCAATCTTCATCTAATGCATTTTCTGTATCAATCATGATCACAAAAATATTTTGTGCTTGAGCATTTTTGATAATATTACCTGAAACAATTAGACTTTTTCCTGATGCTGGTCTTCCTGCAAAGATTGTTACTTTACCAAGTGGCACACCTTTATCAAAGTGTCCAGAAATTAATTCATTTAATACAAAACTACCAGTAGAAATCCAATCTGTTGGATCATGAAAACCAATACCAAGGCCTTCAATACTTTTTGTTAATTCACGTCTAAATCTATCTACACCAAAAGGCTTTCCAGCCATAGTTATATTCTCCTAATATGAAAATGGCGTATAAGTTTCATACGCCATTCTATGTTTGCTATTAATTACTTCTTTGCGTTTGCTTGACGTTCTTTAATCATCTTAAGAATATCAGTTGCTTGAGTTGACTTAGGTGCTGTAGTAGGAGTTACCACAGGTGCAACACTGTCTTCTTGAACAGGTGCTGCTTGAGTTGTGTGAGTTGTGTGAGTTGTTGCCTTAGCAGACGATGTATCTACTGTTTCTGCAACATATGACCCACCTGGCTTAAAATACTCTCCCCACTTTTCGGGATCATACATATCGCCATTTACAGAAGCTTCGAACATTTCTTTAATGATCTTTACTTCTTTGTCACTTGGTTTCTTAGGTAAACCATCCGATAAATCAAATAATCCATATTGTTCAATAGCTGCACGTTCTTTATCAGTTAGTGCTGATTCTTTTCTGGACCATTTGCTTGTATTGTAATCAGAATAACCACCCTTACCAGCTGTCTTATTAATACGGAAATCTAATCCGTGATTAAAATCTGTTGGTAATTCTTCTAATTCAGGATCAAGTAGTGCCGCCTTAATAAGTGAAAAAAGCTGCGGGCTGATGATAAACCGTCTAACTAGATTCTCAGGTGTTTCTTCCTCAATTGGATTCTCACGTACAAACCCTTGCATCAAATAAGTACGCTTCTTCCAATACTTACCAGCTTGTTCCTTTAATGAAGCATCCTTGTACCAAGGACGAACTTCTGTTAGTACAGGGCAAGTTTCTCCCCACATTTCCATACATGGAACTTTTACATATGCTGTCTTTGCTTCAGAAGCACCTTTTACTGATGGGAATGAAAGATTAATTAATGCACGTTCTACCCAAAAGAATGAATTCTTTGTATTCTTGTCAGGTAAAAACCTTAGTAAGCACGATTCATTCTCATTGATATTCCAATGCGGATAAAGTTGCTTATCTCCAAAACCTTTTTTGTCTGATTTATTGTCTTGCGCTTGAAGTTTAGCGCGGATTTCTGCGAGTGTCGCCATAATAATTATATTCCTTTATTTCACTGTCTACAAAGATAATTTCTGTAGCAAATGTATTTATCATTTAATTAATTATAACATGGATTTTCTTTAAAACCTAATCTATTTGGCATAAATAAGTATGGTGGGTGGAAGTAATATATTCGACGTATGTTACTTCAAAACTGCATATGAAAACAGTTTATGCACCCAGAAGTATTTATACATATGAAACTAAGATACAAATATCGAATATATCCAAATGACAATCAAATAACTCAACTTCGTAAATCGATGGGCTCAACTAGATGGATTTGGAATTATATGCTTAATCAAAATAACATTGAGTATGCATCAACTAAGAAATTTATTTGGTATTATGATATGGCTATGCAATTACCAGAATTGAAAATTGCTTATCCATGGTTAAAAGAAACCACTGCTCAAGTTCTACAACAATCATTGAAGGAACTAGATGGCGCATTGAAACATGTTAAGATAAGAGCTTATCCAAAATTCAAAAAGAAAGGCAGCGAATCAGGAATTAGATATGTTCAACATGTCAAATTTACAGATAAGAAAGTTTATCTACCAAAAATTGGGTGGATTAATATAATATTTGACAGATCATTGCCAATTAATCATTCGTCAGTTACAGTTACATGTGATGTAGACAGATGGTTCATATCAGTTGTGTGTGAAGTTGAAGATCAACAACAAGTTCTAATTGATCGAGATAATTGCGTTGGTATAGATCTTGGAATCAAAGCATTTGCAGTAACAAGTGACCAAGAGATAATTCCAAGTCCAAAATTTCTTAAGCAATCACTCAATAAGTTGAAGTGGAAACAACGAAAATTATCACATAGAAAAATTGGGTCAAATAACAGAAACAAAGAACGTATCAAAGTAGCAAAATTACATCGCAAAATTCGTAATCAAAGATTGAATTTTTTGCATCAGACAAGTAGGAGATTAGTTAATATATATGATTTGATTTGTTGTGAAGATCTGAAAACCAAGGATCTGTTGAAGAGGAAAAATAGAGCAATGAACCGAGCAATAAGTGATCAGGGATGGAGCATGTTTCTAAATATGCTCAAATACAAGTGCCAATTATATGGCAAGCATTTCAGTCAAGTTAGCCAATGGGCTGCATCTACCAAAACATGTCATGTATGTAATCATAAACATACTGGATTTGGTCTGGGTATAAGAATTTGGATATGTTCAAATTGCAAAGCAACTCTTGACCGAGACCTAAATGCCGCACAAAATATTGCCTTTTGGGGTCCATTAATTATTGACAATTCGTTGTTCAAAAATACTGTAGGAACTACAGAAATCGAAGCCTGTGGAGATGTCCCGTTGACATCTATGAAGCAGGAATCTATGCCTCAATCGGCATAGTAGTTCATTTAGTCTATATAATTATTATAGCGGATTTAATGATAAAAACCTAATATTTTAATAGAAATTTCATCCTACTAAATTCTTCATTGAATAAGTTGTTTGTGTCTTCTTCTGTATGTGGATATTCTTCACCACCATATTCAGTTTCTCCAGCACAATCTTTGCACTTATTATCTGGATCTTCGTCTGATCGCTTGGCATAAAATGATTCTGATGGATCATGGTCGGCGTCAAAGAAAGCACCACACTCAATACATTTGTCTCCACCTACTTTATCAGTATACTCATATTTTACGCCTGCTTCACGTTCAGCGTTTCTTTCAGCTTCACATTCACCAGCACAATCTTTACACTTACTTGGATCACTCATTGATTTTTCTGAGCTGTCATCTTGTCCAAAATATACTCCGCATTCTTTGCACATTCCGCCTAATGACATCTCACCTTCTTGATCATCTTGGTCAATATGTAATTCATCGTCTTCAACAATTGGTTGATCTTTGTCTCGTACTGAATCAACAAAATCGTCTGCTTTATCACCACCAAGTGTTTCTTGAACAGGTACAACTTCACCTCTGATTCCCCAACCATTCTTATCAGCCATATTATAAGCTTCAATTTCTGCAGATTCTTTACTTGCAGCATTAATAGTCTTAACTAACTTCTTACCTGGTTTAGTAAATGTAACTGTAAATTGAGTCATACCATCTTCAGTAACTTTTTTAATTGATACTGGGGGTAATTTGCCACCCATATTTTTTGAAATTTGTTTCAAAGCATCATTTGTTTTTGGATCAGCTGGATTAGCTTGTAATTCTTGAGTGCCATCTGGATCAGTTACTACTGAAACTGGCGGTGTTTTTGAATTAGTTGCTTGCTTAACAGCTTGATCAAGTCGGGGATCAACAGCTTCTTCAACCCAATTTTTAAATTCTTTTATTTCTTTCATCTCAGACATTTTTTTGTAGGCTCCCCAGACAAATGGTAAACATTCATCTAATGCTTCATCATACTTATTTTGAATAAAATGGCTTTTTATATCTTCATTAAATTCAATTTCTTGTTGTTCAACTAACTCTTCTTTATACTTGGTATAACCACGCTCAGAACATAATCTACTAAGTTGTTTTTTAACTTCAGTTAATCGTATTTGAGCAGCTTCGACCATTTCAGTTGCCATCTGATCAAAGTTTTTATTTCTTGTTTTGCGTACAAACTTACTTAATGCGATTGCTTCAGAAACAAAATTGCTTATTGATTGTCCAGCTTTATCATATGGATTTCCACCGAAATTCACGTGACGTGCCATTGCTCTGGCACCTCTCATATTCTTGTAAGGTAACAGAAACTTTTCACCATTACTATTTTCAACGTAAATTTTGTGAATTTTTCTAGTACGTGAACCTCTAATGTTCTCATCAATTGTATCTGTATGCTTGATAATTAATTTTGCATTTTCTAGTGTTTGAGTACTTGTTTTAACTGTTCCACTAAGTGGCCCAAACTTACTTTCATACATTGTTTTATGACGTTTTACTACTACGTCAACTGGAACTGGTTTGAAATCTATCATTCTACTCTTAGACCAAGCAATTAGATCTTTTTCAAATTTATCAAACTTATTGTTAACAAGATGGCCTGAATTTAACATGTCTTTAGTAAACATCATTTTGATAATATATTTTTCTTCATTGTCATTTTCAACATCTGGCTCAAGTGTAATATTAATAACATCTACTTTATGACCATGCATATCTGAAAATGGAACTATGAAATCAGCTACTTTATTATAGTCAGTAACTTGCTGCCCACCTTCATCAAACATCTTTACATTTTTTTCAAACCGTGAATTTAAGAACTGGAATAGCTCTTTTTTATTGTGCAATAGTAAATTTTCTGACTTATTTGGCATAATATTATTTATCTAAATACCATTATGAAAGGCATTGGTTGTGCTTCTTCATTCTTCTCACTAAATTGATTATCTAATGCTGGATCATATTGTTTCAAAACTGTTGCCATTCTCACAACTAAAATAGTAGCCATTATTAAGTCATCAGTTTCACCAGATTTAGCTGAAAAGCTAGCTCCAGAACTTACGAAAGTTTTGAGTTCAGAAATTAAATTTTTACTATTAATAGTTATCTTGTCGTTTTCAATCAAACTTTTTAATTTAGCACAAGCTGCCAATTTAGATTTATTAGTGGTTGTAAAACCTTTTCTGTATGCCCTAGATGTTCCTAACTTTGATGGCTCACTTAGAAATATACCTGGAATATTTTCTTCACCAATATCAGCTATGCTAACTAATGCAGCTTCACCTAATGTATTATTTTCAACGCTATAATAAATATTGTTATTCCCAACTATATCACTTAGATACTTTGTCATTTCTTTTAAAACTTGTATTTGTTTTTGTATTGGTGTTTTATTGTGTTGCCATTCAGCAGCTTGTTTCATACTTGGGCTTTCAAATACTTGAATAGCCGCCATATCTCCACCAGTACCTAAACTTGGATCAAGCCCTAGAATGTAAGTATTACCTTTAGTTGGAGTCAAATACCATCGAACTTGGCCTTGCATGAATATTGGCTCTGAACTTTTAAGTTCAGGAATTTTCATATTACTAATTAAAGTCTCATCTGCTGTAATAAAAGAGCAATTTGATGATAGAACTCCATTGGTATAATATCTATGACCATCTTCAACGTCTATTAGATCATATACTTTTTGAATTGTGTTTGTATCAATTTTTTCTAATAATTTCTTTTTACCAACAGAAGTTAATATACAATCACCAATTTCCAATTCATTGATTGTTTTATATTCTGTATTAGAAATATAAATTTTATGATCGATAGTACTTTCAAGCCAAATGTTATCTTCAAATTTACAATGATATATTTCTTTATCTCCCATATAACTAATTCCTGAGAACATTTTATATCCATTTGGTGTCGATACTTTGTACTGATTTACATTTTTTTTGAATATTACTCCCATGTTAGTACCTCATATGATTTTTTTCTTCGATAGATTTATTTTTATCTATAATATTAAAAAACTCTTCCATTGAAATAACTAATTCTTTGCCTATATTATCTATCAGCTCAATTTTTGTATTACCGTTGCAGCAATTGTGTTCTCGTTCAAAACGATCAATTCCTATTCTGCCAATTTCAGTTTGTTTCCACTTTTCGTCTCTATCTGGGTGCTCTTCCCAATATGATCTAAATGCTTTGAATCCATTTATACCCAATTCAGTCTTATTTCCAAATGAATCTATGCATTTATTAGCTTGCTTCCAAATCATAGCAAATTGATCTTCATCACTATTTGGAGTGCTAGTAATAATTGCTTTACCACCTGTGCTGAGTGCAGGACTGATACTTGTCCAAAATTCTTTTGCTATAGTTCCAGGTACGAATGCCATTTCATCGCAGTATAATATTGAAATTGAAGTTCCACGACCTGTTGTTGGCGTAGTTGTTTGAGCCATAATTCTTGACCCATTATCAAATTCTAAACTACCTTTATTATAACTAGTTGAACCAGCACGTATATGATCCGGGACGCTTTCATATGCATATCTAATACGTTGCATAATTTCCTGAGCTCCAATATACTTATGAGCAGCTATTAAAATAGTTGAATCAGGAACAAACATAGCATACCAAAGTAAATATCCACTGACTGTAATTGTATTATGACTTAATATATCATTTGTATAAAATCTATGATTATTACTATTGACAGTCAAATCAAACATATTATCAAAATTATCTGTTTTTATAAGTTGTTTAACATTTACTGGTCCATCTTTAGTTATAACTGTATTAGTAATTTTAAGATCTTTTACATATACTTCATTAAAATTTTCATCAAATACAATATGTGTATCTGCACATTTTAGAAACATTCCATTTTCAAGATACAGTTCATATATTTGATACTTGACTGTTTTATTAATTGAAGTAATGGGTTCCCACCCAGTATCGGTTTCAATTTCCCATTCATTATCGATTTGTATTTGATCTATAAATTTTCGTTCTACTTGTTCAGAAAATTCAGGCATTTTTGTATGATTCCTTCTTTGTCTTTTTCAAAATCGTATTCTAAAATATGTAATACTTGAAATCCTTTTTCTAAAATTTTATCGTCTCTGAATTGGTCTCTTAGAATATTAGCTTTACGTGGAGAATGCCAGTATGTTCCATCAAATTCTATAATCTTCTTTCTAGATAAACAAATAAAATCAGGCCGTATATATGAGCTATTCGTTTTAAAAATATATTCTTTATTAAAATATTTCTTCATATCTTCTCTGTCTAAAGTTGCATAATAAATTTCATCTTTATCGTTTAAATTATTGTATATTTCATCAAATAATATTTGTGATATTTTAGAAAAATTACATTTTTTAAAACTTTTCATCCACTTTTCAGTTTTGGATTGGTGTCGAATTGGTCCTTCGATTAGACCAAATTTATTTATAAACCATTCTAAACTTCTTGTTTGTGATTTCTTATATAATTTTTGTGCTTCTTCTGTGTCTCCTTCTGCTTGTTTAATCCAATAATCGATTCTAAACATCGATTTATCTTTATTCTCAGACATATACTTTTTATGATTTTCTTTGGCCTGAATATGTTTACCTTCATCGTACCCATTTTTAAAGTTTTTACTCCATGCTGACATTCGGCCATTATGATTAAATCCAGGATTTTTTTCGCCTTTGATCCGTTCTCTTGCTATTTTACATTTTGTATAATTGCCCTCTTTTCTATATTCTTTGGTATTAATATTATGAACATTAATCAAGTGAACTCCAAGTTCTTTTAGTCTCATTCCACATACTTTACATTCAACCCATTCATCTATGTTTACATTAGTAAATTTCAAATGTGACTTTTCTATTAAGCAAGTTTCACATCTAGTATTTGTTCCTTTACCTCTTTTTTCACATTCATGCTTTTTACACCAATTATAATATGTTTTATTTTCGTTCGTAGTTGCTAATATCAATTCTTTTATCTTTGTTCCATTCATAATATTTTCCTATAGGAATTTCATAAATTTTTCCTGTTTTTTTATTCCTTATAGTTATATTTATACTTTTCTCTAAACACTTGCCCACTTGTCTCGGGCAGAGCGCAATTGAAAATATATTATTATGGATAGTATCAACTAATCGTTCTTGAAAAATATATGGATCATAAAGTAACTTGCCACGAGTAGGATGCTGTATGTAAAAAAAATTACTTAAAAAATATAATGGGCCAGTAACTGGATCAAGACATTTATTCAATTCTTCAATTTGATCTTCAGTATAACTCTGTACTCTATTTGGTTTTTTAATTAATACGGTATCTAATGGGCGAGACATGTAATAATATTTACCTGATTATTTGTAGGATAAGTATTAATATGTCAGACACCTTGTTGTTAACTAATTCAGGAGAGCCAACAGATTTCTTGCCTTTGAGTGTTATTTCATGGCAAGATTGCATGAGATTGTATTGCCTTGAAAAAATTACTCCTATACACTTGTATGAAGATAGATGGATTAGATCTCCAAAGTTATCTATACAATTACCTTCAGTTGCTATAACAAAAGAAAAGTTTAATTTTAGAAAAGGTAAGGTTAGATTTAGCAGACAACTTCTATATATTAGAGATGGATATAAGTGTGGATACTGTGGTGAAGTATTCTCACATAAAGATTTAAGTGTGGATCATGTTATCCCAAAATGTGAAGGCGGGCGAAGCACCTGGAGTAATTGTATTTCAGCTTGTAAAACTTGTAATTTACGTAAAGGACATCAACATTGGACTCCGTTATTTAAACCTTGGGTCCCAGACTACTACTCACTCTCAGCAAAACGTCTCGAGTTGCCAATTATAGTATCTCATGCATCGTGGATACCTTACTTACGGGTTGGTGGAAAGACTGCTTCAAACATCAGGTTCCCAACCAAGATTTCGATTGATATATCCTTGGGCTAATCTCTGCGCATCAGGCGTTTTATCCCACAATATAAACATCTTTTCACCATACATAGTTTCAATTTTATATTTTAAATTAAATGTTTTTGCTAAAGTCAAAGAAAGTCTTTGATATAACTTTATTCTAGATTGTTCTTTGGCAGCAAATACCCAAACCAATGGATGTTTTTGTTCACAGTATAATTTACAGATATTAATCACTGTTGTAAATACTTTAATAGTTTCTTTCATATCATTTAATGATGCAACACCATAATTATAATATGACGCATCTTTAACTTTAAGACCAAATGTAACTTCAACTATATGTGGTCCTTCGAAAAAAGAAAATATAACATCGTATATTCTATTGGAATCAGTTTCAAATCTATAGGTATCATCATTTATTTCTTTGAAGTCATATGATTCATCAGATATATTCTTACCCAATAGTTCATTAATCTGCATTAGAATACATCTACTTTGGGTTTCTTTGGCTTGTTAGCATTAGTATTAAATGGAGATACTTTGTGAGTTGAATCTGCTTCTTTCGACTTACCATGTGTAAGTTGTTTTCTTGGACCATAATTAGTGAGTTTCTTAATCATGTCATGATCACATTGTGAATACGGAACAAAAAATGGTGCATCTCCGCTCGGTCCCGAAGACGGCATAGGTTCGCCAGGTAATCCAGCAATTTCTACGCCAGCTCTGTATAGCTCATAATATTGATCCATCTTAGGAAACATAGTTGCATTAGGAATTGCATTATTATGATCTGGGTGAATTTTTTCTTTCTTACCTGCTATCTCATATAATCTCATATTACTCCAATATCAACTAAATGTTCTATTACCGCCTGTAATTCATGTTCATTAGAAATGTATTCGTCAAATAGCTCTCGCCATTCTTGAGCAATATGAAAATCTAGATACTCTTCTAACTCTGACAAATCGTACAACTTAATTATATTGCCTTCTTTACTTTTCCAAACAAGTGGATCTCTAGAAAAATTACAAGTATATTCTCCTACTGTTATAGGCTGCGGCAAGTGTGATAACATTAAAGTAACAAAAGCTCTGTTAGTTTCTTTTGGCCATTTCTTGAAATTAGCTTCGCGTAAATAATCGTTCAATGTTGTCATCTTTTTATCCTCTACATAACTCTAGGAATTTTTTTAGTTCGTTGGGAGTATGTCCAACTGCTTCGAAAAATTTATTTTGATACACTCTCCAGGTACTTGTACTATCAACACTGATAGTAAGTCCTTTAAATAATGAATTTTTTCCAGCATATCTATATATATTTGTTCTTATGCTTTTAAAAATTTCTTGCCTTTCAAATACAAAATCATACGATTGTAATATATCAACGCATTTTTTAGCCTGCATTCTACCTGCATACGTAGGATCAATTTTCTTTACTTCAGGTTGAGATATATTATTTGGTGATGTCCACTCTTTTCCAGTTAGTTTTTCATATCTGGATCGTGCTAATGCGCCTTCGTGGTCTTGTTGCATACCCATTCGACGCATTGCAGTTAATCCTTCTTGCGATACTACTTCACTAATTAACAACTTAATAGTCTCCGCGCAATCCACCTTGTTCAAATTCTTCTTGACTTTTCATCGACTTACCTGGGACTAATACTCTTTCTTCGATAAGTTGATTAATATAATCTTCTATTTCCCAGTCAGCAGCTCGATCGTCGAATAAATTTTCCCAATCTTGACGTTGATAAGTTGATAGCCATTGACCAATCTCTTTAATGTCGCTACCATACTTCTTTAAATCAATAGTATCACCATCACTTGTTTCCCACATCATCGGATCTTTTTTTACGTTGCAAGTATATCCATATCCACCACCATTTAACATTATTGGCTGTGGTAATTTTTGTAGTAACTTTATAACTGTGTTTCTATTGGGCGCAGGTTGTTCTACACCTTCTTTTACATGCTTAAAATATTCTACTTGCTTAAGACGTTTTTCAGCTTCTTCTTTGGTGTCATACTTACCAAGATTTTTATGCTTGCCTTCTTTATTTTTCTTCTTGCTTATTACACACCACTTACTACCTCTCTTAACAATGGTTTCATTAAGTATTTGAGGTACAGGCTTTTGTAATATATCATTAAACTTGTTTATAGTATCTAAGAATATATCTTTTGTTGTCATGTCACTTACTCCTTTTCTTAGATTCTTTAACAAACTGTTTACGGAAAGATTCAGCTAACTCATCAATTGACATAGAATTATCACGTGCGCGATCTTTATTATATTGGCCATGTGGTGCATTTGGCCCATCTGACATTTTATTCAACTGAACATCTGAACTAGTATATTTCGCATTAGGTGAATTAGCAAGATCTTCTTCTACTGGAGCTACTGGTTGAACCATTTGTGGATTTAAACCAGCCATAGTAAGCATCTTTAGTAACTCATCTGCTCCTTCGCCATCAGCAGTTACAGTTACTTGCTTTTTGCCAGTTGCTGTATCCATTGTTGCTGTTATTGCAGCATTAATTGGTTGCTTTGCTGGTTCAGGAAGTAACTTCATTTGTGGTTCAATATTATCAGTATAATCACAAGTGCATGGATCTTCGTTACACATTTCACACATTTCTGATTCATTGACTTCGATAGCATGAGGACAAAGTGTAGAGTGCTTCATATTTTTATAGCAATCACTTACACATTCTTCTGTTGGTTCAAAATCAGATTCATCTAATTCGTGTTCACCAGGTCCACCAAATGCATAATATCTATCGCAGCTATTACAAATTGTGTCGCCTTTTGTAGTTGTTTTGCCTTGGCCTAGAATTTGTTCACCACAACTCATACATTTCTTTGTGGAAGATTCATTTACACCTTCATCATAGTCATCGTGTTCACAAACATCATAAGATTCTTTCAAATTTTTATTATGTATTGACCACATTGTGGCATAAGCTTTAGCTGGTTGATCAGCATATTGTGTTAGTAACTTCTTTTCTAACTTTGGATCAAAACCTGGAGGTGCAACTTCCTTTACTTCTTTAGATTCTTCAGGCATACACTTTTCGCACAAGCCTTCTTCGAGAGTTTTTTGATATACTCCACAATTTTTACAAGTTTGTTGCGATGTTTCTTCTAGCTTAGTGAATTTTGATAATATATCATTAAACGTCATTTTGAATATCCTTTACTATTATTTATCTCAAACCATCTTAGATTTGGTAATGTCCTTATTAAGTTTGCTGCTCTTCGCAATAGCAAGCAATGAATAATCAACTTTTGTTTTAGCAGTAGAATATACTGACTTATTATTAATAGTTAATGCGTCATTGGTACTATCAATTGGATAAAAGTGGATGCCATCTTTTTCTTCTGAAACAGCCCAAATTTTTATATCTTTGTCTAAATTCAGTCTAGACCAAAGTTTTTGAGCACCTTTACTATGACTTCCGATTGCAACTAAATTTAAATTGGCGTATTTTATCAAACCTTTATATAAAGCATAACCAATACCCATTCCTTGAAAATCTTTGTCTACACTAGATTGATTTATCTCAACACACTTAAATGGCAAGTTATATATCTTTGTATTTTCGTAAGACATAAACGCAACTGGTAGATAATGTTTTGGCCATGGGGAATCTAAATAGTTAGTATTTTCAAACATCCATGGAAATTTCTCATTGATCAAACGATACTCCCATGAATCAAGTGAATCAGTTTTGATACAATATTTAAAGTCGTTAATGGCGTCTTTTAATTCTTCTGCATATTTCTGTTGTTCTTCAACTTTCATCTTTTCTAAAATAGTTGAAAGCTCATCAATATTATTTGCAATTACACTTTTTGGTGTGCCTAAACCTAGATATAATGCAATTAATTCTATTTGTTCGTTACTTAATTTAAAGGGTCTAACTACCCAAAAATTTTGTGAGTTCAAATCATTTTTAACTGGAAATTTATACTTACCTACTGCAATATATGGGAATCCTTCAACTGGCTTGAACTTACTTATCATAGCATCGCTATACATTGATACTGGATCATTTAGCAATGTATGTTTATTTTTACTTATAGTATTTTTTGTAAGTTCTGTTATTTTCATCTATTAATATTTATCTAGAACAAATTATTTTTGAAATCATCAGATTTTAATTTTGCTTCTCTGTTTGCTTTTCGGGTTGCAATTCCCTTTGATATAGACTTAGAAGATTTTGGTTTTGACATTTTGGCTTTAGTTTCATCTGAATGTTTATGACCTAAATGTGCTTTTGACATATTAGCTTTTGCTTCAGCAGATCTTGGTTTTGACATATTAGCACAATGTTCAGCAGATTTTGATTTTCCTTTAGATGCTTTTGACATATTAGCTTTTGTTTCTGCAGATTTTAGTTTGCCTTTAAGTGCTTTTGACATATTAGCTTTTGCTTCCGCAGATTTTAGTTTATTTTTATGTAATTTTGACATAGCAATAGCACTTAAAATTTTAGCTAATTCGTATTCTTCAGGAGTTGGAATATATCGACCAATATTTTTTGATCCAGTACGACACATGCCAAAAAATGCATGTGACATTTTATAATAACCAGGGCCAATAGGTAACATTTCGGTTAATAATTGGTGGCATATAAAATGTTCACGTCCTGTTAATATAACTATATTAATTGGATCATATGGATTGCCAGTAACCAAACCTGCTTTATAAAAACTATTTGGCAAGATATGATGTTTTTCGGTATAAGTGTCTGTTGGAAGTGGAAATAATCTGGCATTTTCAATTATTTCATAATATCTTTTTGTTTGTGGATTATCTAGAAACTCGCTAAATATCATTGAGCTGTTACTCCTTTTCAGTAATAGAGTGATTGGGTATATCAGTACCGCGAATCACAAAAGTATTTATCTAAGTCATTTTGAATATTTATCTATTTTGTCAAAGATTTCAAAAACTTAAACTTTTTAATTTCGCCATTTTTTGTTACTTCTTCTTGACAATCTGGGCAAAGGTTTGTTTTTTGTTTTTCATAACTAACTGTTGCAACATCTTCTGAGACCATCTATCTTTCCATTCTGACCCACAACCCCAACAAGATTTTTTTGGCTTAGACTCAATTGATTTCGTATATTTTTTGGCAATTTTTGAATGCTGTTTTTGCATTTTATCTAATTCTTCTTGTTTACGTTGGCCATTTACAACATCAGCTTTTGCATCAATTTCACGATTTTGTTTGATACGTAAAGCTGTTCTTTCAGAAGGAGTAAGGTCTGCATATCCTTCTTCTAATGTGTCGAACTTTTTGAGTAAATCGTTAAATGTGTTCATAATATTCTACTTAAAAAAACTTTTCACCTTAGGCAAGTTTGGTTTAACAGATCCCATAGCCGACTTTTGATTTCCTTCAATATCGTTTGTTGTTTTAGCTGGAGGTGTATTTCCACCTGAAATAGTTACTTTACCAGTATTAGTAACACTATTTTTAACTAACTTGTCATTGTAAGCTGATCCATAAAAATCACTCGATTTATGTTTGTCTGCTTTATATTCTTTCATTAGTAACGCTGTGTCGCTTGTATTTTCAGCAATTGCTTTATCTTCAGCAGCAACACTTTCAGCATGTTCGAGTGTTTCAACTGCGACATTTGCTTTATCAATAGCAAAATCTGTAATTGACTTTCTGATCATATCTGCTGTAGCTGGATAATCACAAACTACGTCACAAGTAAAAATTTCTGGGTTTTCAATACCAGTAAATAATGGGTGTTCACGTGCAGGTAACTTTGTTTTTATCTCACCAACTCGCTTAACACTATATCCAGCCAATGTCTTTTTGATGTGGTCTTTAATATCAGCAGCTGGTTTTGCTGAAAATAAAATCCTAAATGCGTATTCTTTCTTACTTTCTGACAAATATTGTGTAAAAGTTTTCATTATGATATCCTATTGTAAGTATTTATCAATTTTTTCAAAAAGTTGTTTTGATGAAATAGTTGATCTTTCATATAATTTATTGACTTTATTTGTATAAGGCATATAAAATCCAATACCTGGCCTGCACATATTACTTTCAGCTAATGGTAAAAATTTTCCGATCAACATTAAATGAGTATCAACATTTTTTTTAATATATGGATCACATTGTTTAAGTGAAAAAGATGAACCATCTTCTGTGTTAACTACTATTGGATTAATACCAAGTTTTTGCAATCCTTTTGTCCAAACTGCCCGCCCGCCAGGTGTTTGTATAGTATCACTTACTATAACAGTTTTTCCATCGTCAATTATCCGTTTGTATATTTTAGCAATTAGGTTATTTCCAATACTTTCTTGTTTAGTAACTGCATTTCTAGCAATTAATCCATTTGGTTCGTTTGATTTTTCAAAAATAGTCATTGCACAAATATTATCTAATTTAGATGCAAAAATAATAATATAATTACCAATGGCAATCTCAGATAAATCCCAAATATTATCTATAGTATCAATTTTTATGCTTTTGTTAAAATATGATTCATATTTTTCCCAAGAAATTTTAATGTCATCTACTAATTTGATTTCATTTATTTTTGTTGCCCAAAATTTTAATAAATTAACAGATTGCCAATCATCAAATAATTCGTTTACTTTCTCATCTAAATTAATATTTTCTAAAATAGTAACTTTAGGAAATCTGTTATTCATCCATTCATTTTGTCCCTCATTGATAACATCAGTTAATGTATACCAATTTGCTATATTTTCATTTTCAATAACTATCAACCAGACTGATTTTATTAATCTGATCTCTTTAATGTATTTTTTTGGCTTTTCTTTGTGCAAACATAAAATATTATTTTCTGATATTAAGCTAACTCTACCTGTATTGTTAGACAATATTAAATATTGATCATTAATACTTTTAGCCCATGGTATATGTTCCATTGGCTTTGTAAATTTTGCTAATTCGTCTATTTTCATACTGATTTCTTAGCACTAAGTTGAGCAATCAATGAGTTGCGATCAATCACTGTTGCTGTTCCTGTAATAACTTGTTCATCATCGCCTAAAGATTTCTTTGCAAGTTCCTTAGCTGTATCAATCCTATGTTTTTTAATCTGCAATTCCACCATTTTTAATTTTTTAAGTATTTTATTTTGTCTTGCTGTAATTGAATGACCTAACAAATTTCCAGCAACACTAAAAATTTCACCAGCTTGCTTTGGATCTACATTCATACCTAGTTCAAATAATGCTGTATAACCATCTAATGCTGTTTTAGCTAACTCATCCATTTCAGCATCATCAACCATACCTTCAACATGTGGTAATGCTGAGTCTATTTTATCTAAACATTCAACTTGTTTAACAATTTCTACCATTGGTTTTTCTGTAAACTCTACTTCTTTAACTTCAGGAGCTATATTAAATACTTCGTTCAACTTAATGTTCATACTTTACCTTGATGGAAGATTTCATTTTCAGTTAATACTCGGAATGAAATTCCTTGTTTTGCACAATAGGCTTCTGCTGCTTGAAACTTTGCAGTATTCTTAACCGCGGCATAAGCATTATTACGACTTTTCGTTTTTATTTTTCCTGTTTGATTGTTAGGCTTAATCTCAATAATCTCTGCATGTTTGACTCCATCTCTATCTAGATAGATTATGAAAAAATCTGGAATATATCTAGCTATTTTCTTTTTGAAAGGGCACATATATGGTATCGCAATAGATTCACTTGCCCATTGTAATATACTTTTATTATTATCACAATACTGACAAAAAGTATTTTCCCATGACGACCTATAAATTATACGATTTTTATTTAGACATTTGTTAGGATTTTTTGGAATATAAATTCCTTGATGATATCTATTTGCCATTAAGCTTTAATCTCCCGTCTAACATAAAATGGAGTGTTAAGCTCTAATAAAACACCAATTTTAGCATTAGCTACTCTATTCTGATTTAAATATCCAGCCAAGAAAGCATCTTGTTCGAATTCTCCACCTAAATTTCGTAGTAAGTCAACGAATTGCGGTATAGTTAAATTTAAACTTTGAGCTACCATAGCATAAGCACCAATATATTCATTTAGTAATATAGGATCTTCTACTCGTGAAGAAACAATAAATTTAAGTTCTTCGTATGCAAGTGGGTCGATACCGTTATCTGTAACCTGATTATTTAAAATATCACTCATGCAAATATTTATCTGTATTTAATTAGTGGACAGGGGTTTCAATGTACTTATTCCATTGTTATTATTAATTATTCCTTTTACATTAGGAACTACTACTGTTTTTAACCCACTGTTTACTGAATCAGTAATTGTTTTACTTATAATCTGATTAGATAATGTCCTGCCTTCGCTATTAACACTATTTAATAGTGCATTAGTGCCTCCAGCTGAATTCCAAGTATTAACTGTTCTACCTACTTGTAATCCAGCTGCTAAAATACCAACTGCTGAAACATTTCCGCCAGTAAATGCTGATCCAACAGTTCCAATTGTTCCAAGTATTCCAAGTATTCCATTGCTTCCAAGTATGCTTGTTGATGGGTTCGTTTTTAGTGGGCTACTTCTGTTATCGTAATATGTTTTTTGTATTTCGTCCCATGTTGGAATATTTGATTCGTTGTCATTGAATGATCCACCATTATATAATACTGTTTCATAATCTATGTCCATCTTATGTGTTGACATATCATTTGATGCATAATCAAATTGATCATGTTTAAAATTAGTTATAACAGGATTTACTAATATGTACTCAATGAAATTAGCTTGTTTAGAAGAAGAAGTTGGTCTAGAAAATTGATAGATTCTAATTGCATTAAAAAATGTGGATGACTTATTAAACCCATTTAAATTTGACTTATTATCTACAGTATCTAAACCATATGATGATTTCTTTATTTCATCACTTACATTATATAAGTTACTCAATTCTCTATCATCATTTCTGTGCCATTGTGAAGGAATAGACGGAGGTTGTTTATTATATGTTGTATATCTGGTATCTTGAACCATATACTGATAATAAGCAAACCAAAAGCTTCTAATAAAATTAGCAGAGTCATCGTGAAATTCTATTGAAATTGGATCATACAGAACTTTATGAATTCCAATGGTTTGTTTGTTGTATTGATTATATTTTTTTGTTTCAAACTTATAACCAGGTAAAGTTGAATTTTTAACTAATACGCTTAAAGTACTAGTAGCAGACATATTTGAAATTATTTTAGATTGAAACTCATATCCTAACGAATCCATAACTGTTTTAACTTTTGATACAGCCTCTGGTGTCATATCGAAGCAGACATGGAACCACCTCTTTGTTTTTGGAAACAAATAGTAGTTATTAGAATGGAATGTGCGGTCGGCATGAGCTGCATCCCGCACATTCTGGGTATTAAGTAAACCACCCAATAAATCGTTCAAAAATGCCATTAATTAACCTATAAGAACTGCACCTAATGTACGTCCAACATTTGCACCGATACCTAATTGGTTTGTTCCAACGCCTGTACTTGTGTCTGTTTGAACAGCATTATCAAATGCTATAGCAAGATTGATTGTTACTGGAGCTGTTGCTTCAGCGTAACTCAAATCACCATAGTCAACTGACTTAAGATAGCATCCGTAAATTTCCCATTGTTCCAATGTATTTGGATCAAATGCGCCATTGCCACCATCTAAAATTTCGCAATTCATTTGGAACTTATAATCAGCTGCTGATCTTGCACTAGCTTGTTCCATAAAATCAAATTGCTTCTGAACTTGTTCACCAACTAATCGGCTAACTTGCCCGCTTGCATCGTCACGTAGTTGAACAGAAGTATCTTCCCAATTATACTTACCAGCATACTTTAGTTTGCTGTTGTAAATATCAATTACACCTTGTTCAAAAGTAACTGTTGGTCTTTTGAATGTCATAACTTGCTTTGAAAGTTCTGTTGAACTTCCACTTACACCAAAATTTAAAAACGTGATTCTAAATCTATATTTTAACTTTGGCATTAACAGACCTTGGCTGGCAGAAGTCTGACCCCCACCCAGCGGAACTGTAAATTTTGTCAAACTTGCGATTGCCATAATTGTAATCTCCTACAGTAATATTTATCAGTATTTGGTAAAATCTTTGAGTGAAAAGCTAATTTTTGCCCTGGGTTTAAAAATGTATATAAATATCTTTGTGACAATGTCACAAAGGAAAACACACATGGCAAAAACGCCTTATGAAATTAGACTTGAGTTACTCAAATTATCAGTAACAATCCTGCATACTCCAGTTATATTAAAAAGAGAATCTTTATTAGCTGAGTATAAATCTAGAAGAGAAGTTTATCCAGGACAAAATGAACCAGAAAACCCTATGGATTTCCCAACTTTCCCAGATCTACCAACAACAACAGAAATAATTGCAGAAGCAGACAAATTGAATAAATTTGTAAGTTTAGGTTAAGATACAGCGAATGGCGCATATTAAGTTATGCGCCATTGCCATGATTTATGTTATAATAGTAATGATACAGGCATAAATAGTATTATGAGGTTTAACTGCTATGTCCATTATATGTAAATTATGTAATAAAAAATTCCCGAAGATTATTCCGTACCAACATTTAAATTCCGAACATAATATGTCTGGAAAAGAATATTCGGCATTATATGGTTCATTGTGGAGCGAGGAATCAATAGCATTAAAACTTGGAAAAACAGCTCATAATAAAGGAAAAAAACTTACTGATCCAGTAGCATTAGAAAATATGAGAATTGCTATTACGCTACGAGAAGAGCGATTTCAACGTGGTGAAATTAAACGAGGATCAATATGTTCTGATGAAAAGAAGAAAGTTCTAAGTCAAAAAAATCACGAATATGCTATTAATAATCAAGATGAGCTAAAAGAACGATCTAAAAAAGCATATGCTACAAAACGAGCAAAAGGTCCAATTGTTAGTAGCATGAAAGGAAAACATCATTCTCAAGAATCTAAGAATAAAATAGTTTCGTCATCAAAAGAAAAATGGGAAGAAAGAAAATTAAATACATTTGAAAAATACAAAGCATTTCTATTATTGCATAATATCAATTTATATGGTCATGATAATTTTAAAGTTTATTTTTGTAATTGCTTAATTTGTAATACTAGTTTTTCCAGAACAGCCCAAGCAACAAAACCAGATAAGTTTAGAATAGATTTTTGTCCAATATGTAGACCAATAGATAATATTTATAAAAGTAAAGCCGAATTAGAAGTATTTAAATTTATATTAAATTTAGAACCAGTAACTGTTTCTGGTGACAGAATGCAAATTTCGCCACTTGAATTAGATGTGTTTTTACCAAATAAGAAAATAGCTATTGAATATTGTGGGTTATATTGGCATAGTGATACTATGGGTAAGGGCCAAGAATATCACCGATATAAATGTGATCAATGTAATAAAAAAGGTATTGACCTAATTACTATTTTTGAAGACGAATGGTCTAATAAACAAGAATTAGTTAAAGCAATGCTTAAAAATAAGCTTGGACTAATAACAGATAAGATATTTGCTAGAAAATGTATTATAAAAGAAATTTCTACTGTAGATGCAAGATTATTTCTAGAAGAAAATCATATACACGGTTATGCAAAATCTAATATCAAATATGGCTTATTTTGTCAGAACAAATTAGTATATGTAATGACTTTTTCAAATTCAAATATAAGCCGTGGTAATAAAGATACTTGGGAAATACAACGGATGGCTGGTGTTCTAGATATCAAAGTAATAGGTGGTGCAAGTAGGTTATTTGCTCATTTTATTAAAAATATTAATCCAATAAAAGTAATAAGTTATGCAGATCTTAGATGGTTTACTGGTAATTCATATAAACATCTTGGCTTTACATTTGTAGAAAATACTGTACCTGGTTATTGGTATTTTCAATTGCCAGACATGACCAGGATTCATCGGTATTCATTACGTAAAAACAAAGATGATGACCAATCTTTAACTGAATGGGAAAATAGACAATTACAAGGATATGATCGAATTTGGGATTGTGGTCATGCTAAATGGTTGTGGACCAATGAAAATAAAAATGGCGCATAACTTAATATGCGCCATTGTGTTCTACTACTTAGGTCTAATTATAAGCCAGCTTGAATATCACCTGTGTTCTTAATACGCACAGGAATATAAATGAATTCTACAGATTTTTCTGGTTCAATTGCTACGTCTACATATAGTTCATTTCTGTCTATAGTATTTGTAGAATTATTTGAGAGGTCACAAATTACGCTGTAGTCATAAATTCCACGTTGTGATTTAATGCTGATAAGTTCTTTTTCAATTGCATTTTTGATTTCTTTTCTTGTTACTGTATCGTTTTGTTCAAACAAGAAATCTCTAGCAATCAAATCAACCTTACGTCTCAAGTATACGATCAATCTAGCAACATTAACTCTGTCTAATGCACTAGTATTTGCTGATCTTGTCTTTTGGCCGTAAATTGTAATACCTGAATTAGTTAAGAATGTAATTGGATTAACTTTACCTTGATACAATGCATCGCGTAATCCGTTATTTACACCAATACTCTTAAATGATCCAGTTTGTCCGTCAATATAACCAATTGCACTTACATTATCAACTGTACCACGACGTGTTCCAGCTGGTGCAAACCACGGATAACTCTTTTGATCACTTCTAATTATTGTACGTAAAGCCATGTGTGTTGGAGGAACAACTACGAAGTCACCTGCCAAACTCTGTGTATAACCACTTGGATAATAAGCTGCTGAATACTCGTAATTAATTAGAGCATCACCGGCCGCAGCATCTGTTCCATCAGCTACACCTAAATTACTACCATATGCTAATAAATTATTGCTAGTAGCAGCTAATCTCATTGGTGTATCAAGTAAGACAAAAGCTGTTTCTTTTCTATTAACATTTAATTGAGTTAATACATTACCTAACTCTGGATATCCAGGAGCGCAAATAATGTTGAAGTCGCGTGTTTCTTCTAATAGTTGTGTATTAGCAAGAACTGCTGAAGCCATTTTGGATACAACAATAGCACGTTGGGCTCTACGTCCAAGATATGCAACACCGTTTGAATCATTACCACTAGCGGAAACCCAAGTACTTGTTACTGCTGGTCCGCCTGCTGGAAAATAATTAACTGCGAATTGCTTTACGTTCATTCCTGATCTGCGAGTGTTGAAAAGTAATGTTCCTTTTGGATATAAAGCATAACTTGGACAATCACTATCTACATAGTTACTGTTTAGTAAGCTTGCAATTGTTGGTAGAGGATCAGTGATTGGATCTACTGTTCCTGATCCATCCCATCTAGCATCAGCAAATATAATACCATTTTCTGAAGTATGGTCTGTGTTATCAATTAAAATCCATGTTGTTGAAATATCATTGTAGCGATAAATTCTTGGGAAATTTTCAAAATCACTTGTATTAACCCAAAGATCGCCACCAACTAAAGGATCTCCAGCACTATTTGAAGTAGGCATACTAGCACTAACAATTGGACCTGCTGGATCTGTTAAAGAAAGTGTATATCCCCTGGCATCTGTTCCACCAAGTAAATATCCTTTCCATGCAGCACCATTGTTAATAAGAATATCATATTCTACAGTGTTATTATAGTACCAATAAGTACCATTTAGCGGATCAGCTGTTGGTTGAGAACTACCAACAGTATAAAGTGCTGGTCTCCAGTTGCTTATCCAAATATTACCAGCATTAACATCACTCTCACGAGCACCTGTACTTGAAATAGTAATACCAGACACTGTTAATGGAGTATTAGCACCATCATGTAGTTCCATAACGCCACCAGCAGCATGTGTAATTTTAACTTTGTTGGCTGGTGTTAATTCTGCGTTGACGTTTACAAGTCCAGCATTATTAATAGCAGTAATAATTACGCCTGCATTAGCAGTTGCACTATTTCCAACAGTAAAACTAACTGTTGTAGGTGAACTCATTGCCCATGATCCAGATTGTAATGTACTTGCACTTAATGTAAATGTATAAGTCTTAGGTATAACGTTACTTGCGTTAACGAAAGTAGGACTTACTGTTGAACCAGTAACGCTTGATACTCCAGCAACACGATCAAATAACTTAAAAGTATATAATGGTTGAGAAGTTGTTACATCTGTTGTAATAGATGATTGAATATATGTTGAAGATGCAGGAATACCTAATCCACCGCCACTTGGATCTCCATATACTGGATCATTAATAATAGCTACATCGCTAGGGAAAATTGGAGTTGTCAAACTAGTCCAAGTTTGTGTAGCAGATGAATATCTATTTACTTTAATACTAGCTCCGTTGTTTGGGCTAGTAGTTTTGAACCAAATACTACCTGTTGGTCTAGGATCTGAACCATTAGCTGACCATGCACCACCAGCCGGAACTTGTGTATGCTTGCTTGCTATGTATTTTGGACAGCTGAAAGATCCACCACCATTTGGAATACCAAGACTTGTTAAAATAGATGAAGAACTTGATAAAGTAATTGGAGAAGCAACGCTATTTGAAAATATTTGTAAGTAACCAGCTGTAGTTACACTAGCTGTAATACCTGTAATAGCCGCTGTGTTAATAGTAGCCGCAATATTTGATACTGTATTACCGTTTCGAACAGTAATTACGTGAGAACCAGATGAAGCTCCTGTAATTGTAAAAGTTACGTTAGTTGAAGAATGTGTATATGTTGAAGTACCTGATACTGTTGGCCAACTCATTTCCCAATCTGCAGATCCAACTTCTACCCATCCACTAGCATTTTTATAAAATGCAGGGTTATCAATATTTGTTGCATCAATAGCGTAGTCACCTTGTTTACCAATATTTGTAACAGGTTCATTACCACTAATCTGATTTGTTGATGTAATTACGAATAATTTTCCATCACCACTAATTCTAGAAGTGTTAATCTCTCTAAAACCAGTTGAACTATTCCATTCTAACATACCAAATTTAGAATTAACAGTGTCTAGCCATAAAGTAGCATTAGCTGGGGGTCCTGATGGTTGAACCAAGCTGCTTGAAAGTTGGTTTAAATCTAAATCAGCTCTTAATACATAGGCTGCATTACTAACACCTAGTGCGCTATAAGCTGCATATAAACCATATTCATTTAATTCATATCCATGTACTGGAGTACCATTGCTAACTAAAAATTCTGGTTGTCCGTAATTTGTTACTAATTCTCTCTGTGAAGTAACCAAAAATACTTCTCCAGCATTAGCTGCTGTTGTATATGCGGCTAAATTACCTGATGGATTAGATTTATTTTCGGAAGTTGCAACTACAACCAGAGGTGTTGTACCAAGTGTAGAAATCGAATAAGTACTTTCATCTACAATAGATACTTGAACGCCTGCTGAAACAAGTGCCATATAATATATCTCCTTACGTATTATTTAGCGCAAATGTCCAAAAAGTAGCGTCTTAACGAAGATAGGTTGACCTTTAAAGGTTTTTGATAAATATTTTTATGAACAGACCAATTTGTAAAATATGTAATATCCGTCCACAAGCAATTAATTATTTACGAGATGGAAAAATATATTATAGAAGTAAATGTTTGCAATGTATGAAAGACTCGAAAATAAAACCTTCTATTACAAAATGGCAACAATCAGGTTATAAGAAAAAATTAAAATGTGATAGATGTGGACACACAAGTAGATACGCTCAAGTATTTACTGTATATTATAAAGACAACAAAATGTCAAACGTTCAACGTAATAATTTACAAACAGTATGTTCAAATTGTAATATAGAACTTAGTCTAGGATTACCGTGGATTGATAATAGAATTAGTGCTGATTTTTAGATACTGCAAATTCAGAAAAAATAAACTTATCTATTTCGTTGTGTAGTTGATCTACTGTTCCAAAATTTGTAATTATGTAATCAGTTTTCCTACCAACCCATGCCCACTCAGAATTATGAACATATGGAAATAAATGCTGCATAGTGCGTTTCTCATCATTCATTTTCTTTAATGTAACTTCGTCAGCTAAATTTTGATATTCAGCTAACTTATCCCATGCGTTAGCTGCCGAGTTCCTAATAACTTTTATAAGTTTACCATTATATTTAGAAATTAATTCAAACTCTTTTGGGTGTCTACAATCGCTTATAATTATGTTATCATCTATATCAAATTTTAAAAAAGTACGCTCGGCCAATGATACCCATAAATCATCATTAAAATTTTTACGAATTATTTCTGTCCCAAGGTGCTGCATAGCCCATCTTGGTGTAAAATTTGGTATATTTAGTTTTTTTGACCACCATTCATCTACTTCTTCGCGCCAAAGTCTACTCTTGGTGGTATCGCCTTCAATTAACGCACGATCCCACCCAAATAATACACTTAACATGTCTTTGATTGGTCCAGCAAATGTTACTTTTTTGTGTCTGTATTTTTCACATAGGTAATTTGCAACAGTATCTTTACCAGAGCCAGCAAATCCAACTATTCCATATAAGTTCATTAATTTAGTATAACATATTTTGTGATAATACTCAACTTATCCAATAATAAAAGATAGTGGGGCAGAATTATCAACTAAGTTTCTCAAATCTTCCATTAACAATGCAATTTCTTCTTTGGCTTCGGCTTTTAAGTCATTACCATTTAAAGATGTTCCACCTTGTGGTCCATTGATTTGATTAAACTTACTTCTTGCTTCGCCTAATGTAAATTTAGATGTTGAGTAAGTATAATCCATTATCCAATTTACTATTTTAGGATCAGATACTAAGTAAATTTCTGGCTTCATATTATATACCCATAACATCATTCTTTCTAAATCACCAGTTGGTCTTCTTACCAAAGATAATTTTTTAGTTACTGGATTAAATGTGAATAAAACATGTGCTCCAAACATCATTGCTGTCAACGTTTGAAACTGTTTATATAAATCAAAAGTTAGTAATGACCCAGACATGCCATTTGCCGCAGTAAGTAAATAAGATGAAACGAAACTAGCTTGGAATGGTTCAAAGCTATCACCTGCATTTTCTCCAGTTGCACCTATTGTACGTCTAAAAATTTGTCTAACTGTGGATACTTCTTCAGGTAATATATAATCTTGTACATCTTTTACAACATCTAAGAATACATACGATTCTTCTTCTGCATTTGAAGCACGGCCTCTGTAAGTACGTATCGCTTTTTTATATGCCATCTCTAAATGGGATGGATCGAGTTCTACGTCTACCATTCCTCGTCCCAGTTTATCTAATACATATTCAAAGATTTCTTGTTTTTTGCTGTCGAGAGTAGCCATATAATTATTTATCATAACTATGATAAATATATAGTACTTGATTACTAAAAAGGAAAATATGAGATTTATAATTTTATTACTGGCTATATCGACATTATATTCACAAGAAAAATATGAAGCAATAACATCTGGTTCATTTGAGCAATCAAAAATTGTCAATTCAAAAATTTCAATGACAAAAATCATTGGATCTGCAAGTGGTCCATGCACTCCATATATGGATTGGCATACCAATTTAACAACAAAAGGCGTGGCGTATTGCATTGGTGTATCTGGTATTTGGTCACAAGAAATTATATTATCTCTTGCTGGTCATGCAAGTACTGAGCTATCTGATGGAACATCAATTGCACGCAAACGGTACGGCTACGTTTGGGCGAATTGAATTACGCAAGGTGATCGTTCCATAGCCACCGTAAATACGGAGTACGGTACCTGAGCATCTGCCGCCAGGCCATCTTTTTTGTGTTATTTCGCGAGATGAAATATAGAAAAACGTTCACCAAAGGAGTAATCGTGAAACTTTTCCTCATTCTTTTTGTCACGGCCGTAACCGCGCCGGCCCAGACCAAACTCCCGTTAGGGATGTTCTTACCTCTTACAATTATCTGTTTCATTTAAAACATTTATATGATAAATATATAGTAATAGAGGAGTAATTTATAATATGCCACGTATCTCGCTTTGGCAGGGTGGAAAACGGACTGACGATTTTAAATTTTTTGATAGATCAATCAATGAACAATTCACAATGGGCGCAACCGATATGAATGTTCATATGTATCTTGGACCTCAAAATAATAATACATCTCTAACAGTTACAGTTAATCAATCTACAATTGGTACCACATTAACTTTTACAGATACATCTACAATAAATATTGGGCAATTTGTTTTTGGCATTGGTATTCCACCTACTACTAAAGTTGGCGTTAAAACTCCAACAACTGTTACACTTACTCAATCAACTACATCAATAGTAACTTCTGGAACTATAATATGGTTTAGTGATATTAATGATTCCACATTACCTAATTATTTAAATCAATCTGCACAAAATATACAAGATTTACTGTTACTAGAAAATAGAGATAGAAAATACGATAGTTCAATATATACATTGCGTGGTTCTTATCAAGTTCAAGATTTAGATTTTAATTTAAGTCAATTTGGATTATTTTTAACCAATGATACAATTTTTATAACATTTCATTTAAATACTATGGTCCAACAACTTGGACGAAAATTAATGTCAGGAGATGTATTAGAATTACCTCACTTGAAAGATTTTTACTCATTAGATGAAACTGTACCAGTTGCACTTAAACGATTTTATGTAATACAAGATGCTATGAAAAGTGCAAATGGCTATAGTCCAACTTGGTGGCCTCATTTGTGGAGAGTTAAAGCTATTCCATTAGTTGATAGTCAAGAATATAAACAAATATTACAACAAATTCAACCAGGAACAAATTCAACATTATCTGATTTATTAGGAATTGGTAATACACAATTAAATATTAATAATGCGGTAATTGATGAAGCTGAAAAAGCTGTCCCACTAAGTGGATATGATACTTCAAGTTTATGGATTCCTCCAATGTTAGATGGAGACAAAAATTCATTACCACTTAAACCAACTGACAGTCCTGATGAAATTGTAGCTGGATACTTAGTTGGAGATGGTAAATCTCCAAATGATTATTATACTACGAGTGGGACTAGTTTTCCTTCTAGTCCAACTACTGGAGATTTTTTCTTGCGCTTAGATTTTTTACCAAATAGACTATTTAAATTCAATGGCACACATTGGATTAAGTGTGCTGATTCTGTTAGAACTTCATTAACAAATGGAGAAGGACAGACCCAACGCGATACTTTTATTAACAATAATAATACATTTACAAATGATTCAGGGCAAATCGAAGCAAGCAAACAATCTCTTAGTAAACTATTACGACCCGATGCAGATTTCTAATAAATATTAGTGTAATCTACTATTTGTGATAATTATCACAAATCTAAATTAGGAGCGGTATAGAAATGAAACTAGCCTTGCTAATGTTATTGGTATTAAGTGCATTTGCACAACATACAATTGTCGTTCAGGATATTGGAACTGTTAAACTCGGGTCAGATGCTGTAAATGTAGTACAAAAACAACTCACACAAGATTTCTACCCAGCATGGGGAATAACAGCCAGTCTTCGCTATACTATAATCGAAAATGACATGCGCTTTGGAGAGATAGTAGTTCGCATTATGGATACTGAATATGTATCGTGGAATTACACAGGATACGTGGCTATACGACTTGTGGATGCATATGGCAAGCCGATTATATTGATCTTTATGGACAAAATAAAAGTATCGAACATCCCGCCGGCTTATGTACTTGGACACGAAATCATGGAATATTTAGTTAACCCTAAGGGCACTTACCAAGTACTTCGTTCAGATACTGGATTAATTAGAGTCTATCGTCTAGAGATTTGTGATGCTGTGCAGAAACATATGTACTCTATTAATGGTATGTTTGTCAGCAATTTCACGCTTCCGGCTTTCTGGGGATCTTTTTTCGTTGGTCCGTATGATTATATGGGAAAGATTATGACACCATTTGGTTCGCTAGCATCAGATGGAGAATTGAGTTACTTTACTGTAGCAGCAACAATATAAATCATCTAATCCTTGTATTTAATTTCTGATAAATATAAGCATGGCCCTAGAAACTTATTTTTATGACGCACAATTGCGCCGCTTTTTAACACAGATAATTAGAATACTTAGTAACTTTCAAGTGAAATATTCTGATGGAACATTACTACAAATTCCAGTTACTTATGGAGATTCATCTAGACAAGCTGCAACTATCATCAAGCGAAATAGTGAAAATAGTATTTCAAGTACTCCATTAATAAGCATTTATATTACTAATATAAGATATGATCAAGATCGACTACAAAGTCCTACTTTTACAGAAAGACTGTCTGTACGTACCAAAAAATATAATTCCGAAACTGATAGTTATCTACCCGAACAAGGAAATGCTTATACTGTTGAAAGAATTATGCCTGCTCCTTATACCTTAACAGTTAAAGCAGATATTTGGACTAGTAATACAGATCAAAAATTTCAAATATTAGAACAAGTATTAGTGTTATTCAATCCAAGTATTGAAATTCAAAGTACTGATAATTATTGGGATTGGTCAAGTTTAACTACATTGAGATTAACTGGTACTACTTGGTCAAGTAAATCTATTCCAGCAGGTACAGAAGATCAAATTGATATTTCTACACTTGAATTTGAATTACCAGTTTGGTTAAGTATGCCAGCTAAAGTAACTAAGATGGGTGTTATATTAAAAATTATTGCAGGAATTTTTGATCCACGTGGAAATTTATCAGACTTTGTTTCATCAGATGATCTATTACTTGGAACTAGGCCATGTATTACATTTCAAAATTATGGAATATTTTTAAATAATAGTGAAGTTAAATTAGTTAAAAATAATTCAGTGAATGTTGTTCCTGATCCTACTGATATTCAAACACAAATTATTACCGGAGATCTATCTTCATGGAGTGCATGTATTGATAAGTATGGTGCTATACGAAATGGAATCACACAACTTAGAATGATTGATCAAACTGACCCAACTAGTGAAATAGTTGGAACTGTTGCTATTAGTCCAACTGATGATACTGTTCTATTATTCAATGTTGACACCCATACTTTGCCAGCTAATACTTTGACAGCAATAACGGCTGTAATAGATCCAACTAGAGTAGCACCAGGTATAAATGGCCTACCTAATGTAATACTTGGGCAGAGATATTTATTACTTAACAGTTTAGGTAATATATCAGATAGTGAATCGTCTGTTGGATGGAATATAAATGGACACGAAACTATTGCTAATAGAAATGATATTATTGAATATGATGGTACTAAATTTATAGTTGTATTTGATAGTAATAATATTTCATCTATACAAGTTGTAACTAATTTAATAAGTGGAAAACAATATAAGTTTGTTGAAAATGAATGGGTTAAAGCTGTTGATGGAGAATATACAAATTTAAACTGGAGACTTGTAATCTAATTAGTAAATATTTTAACACAATTTGCGATTTTACTTATCTTCATACATTTTTAGTACTAGTATATAACCCATTCATATCGTCTATCTATTGATTATCTGCCAATCTTAACCATCCCGCAGCAGAATTTACAGGATGTGTCAAACTACCATAATCAGCCATAAGAACCGCAGTGGTACCAGCAGCTAAATTAAAAGTAGTAGCACTACCAGTAGCAGAAATAATAGTTTGGCTACCGGTTGTATTTACCGTACAAGTACCCGCAGCAGTACTTAAACAAATAACCCTACGAATGCTATTAGTTATTCCTGTAGCATCAGGTAGAGTAGTTATAGCTGTAGCAGCAAGAGATAATATAATTTCTTGTGACCAAATACCAGATACACCAATGCAATACGCCACGCCTTTTGTTGTTAAA